CTGGTTGGTGCGGTGCGAGCGGCCCAGGCCCTGCACCGCCTTGTTGGCGCGCCAGCCCGGTTGCAGCAGGTAGTGCTGGCGCTTGCGCTGGTTCGGCTTGGTCAGGTCGGCCTGGAAGCTGAACCCGGTCCCGCCGGCGTCGGAGAACACCAGGATGCGCTTCTTGTCGGCCATGAAGGCGTCGGCGTCGGCTCGCGCCGCGCTCGCGCCGCGCGCCTGGATCTGCGCCTTGAGGTTGCCATCGGCGTCGGGCAGGCGCACCACGCGCTGCTTGCGCCCGGTCACCTCGCCCACCATCTCGGGGCCGAAGTGATTCAGGATCAGCTCCAGCGGGCCGTCGGGCACCTTGATGTCGGCCAGGTCCTTGAGCAGCTTGTCGCGCATCGCGACCGCGGCCTTGTTCTCGATCGGCTCGCCCTTGGAGTTGAGCGCGGGCACCATCCGCGTGGCGCCCGTCTCGGGGTTGACCTCCTCGACGAACTGCTGCGTGGGGAACGACTTCTGCACCATCTGGATGAGCTGATCGCGCGGCGTCAGGTCCAGGTCTTCGAGATCGGTTTCGCCCTCCTCCTTCTTCTTGGCCACCGCGCGCTCTTGCTGCGCCTCGTTGGTGTTGACCAGTTGCAGCACGATCGCATGGCCGGCGGCCACGTCGCGCTCGATCTGCTCGATCACCGAGGGCATCTGCATGCTGGTGATCACCTGGTTGAAAAAGCGCTGCTGCGCGCCCCAGTACGCCGACTTGGCGGCGGCCAGCGCCTTGGAGTTCTTCGTCGTGCCCTGCTCGTTGATCACCCCGGTCGCCTCGAGGGCGGCCATGAAATTCTGGAGCGTCACCTGCCACGCTTCGGCCAGGCGGTCGTAGATCTGGCGTTGCAGCGGCGTCAGCTCGTGCTCGATGCGCGAGTAGCTCACGCCGTCGAACGACAGGCTGCGCGCCAGGTAGGAGCCCGCCTGTTTCATGTCGCGCGCCACCAGCTCCATCGTCGCCAGGCCGCCGGCCGTCATCTCGGCGATGAAGTTCTGCACCGTCGGGAACGCGGTGCCCGCGCCCCACAGCCCGAGCCGGGTGGCGAAGGCGAGGTTGCTGACCTCGGTGGCGCCGGTGGCGCTGACGTAGACCACGCGCGCGTTGGGCAAGCGCGCTTGCAGCTCGACCACCGCCAGCGCCTGCGCCGAGGGATCGCTCATGCCACGATCGCCCCTGATCGCCTCGGCGTTGCCCGCGTTGTGCGCCTCGTCGAAGGCGATCACGCCGTCGAAGTCCTTGCCCAGCCACTCGACGAGCTGGTCCAGGCGCGACTTCGGCGCCTTCTTCGGGTCGTCGACGGCGTCCAGCCAGTGCTCGTTGCCGCCGATCGCCAGGATCTGGCCGAACGGGTGAATCGAGATCTTGCCGGTCTGCTTCGACTTCACGTGCACCTGGTTGCGCCCCGCGTCGACCTTGACCAGCTCGCCGGTGTCGTAGTCGTGGCCCTCGCCGGTTTCGAAGACCTGGCCGAACGGGCGGCCCACGCGCACCGGGGCACCCTTCTTGAAGCCGCCCGCGGTCACGTTCTGCGCGCCCGAGCGCAGCGTCGAGTAGGTGGTGAAGACAATCCCGCCCTTGGCGTCGATCTTGTCCTCGGCCTTGGTCTTGTTCTGGTTGAACAGCAGCGCTTCTTCGCCGCCCACGCCCTTGAAGTCGCGCTTGGCGTCGTTGAGCAGACCCTGTTTCTCCGACACCCAGACGTGCTTGGTGCGGCCCTGGCGCAGGTTGTCGAGCAGGATGCCGCTGACCTCGCGGCCCTTGCCCACGCCGGTGCCGTCACCGATGAAGAAGCCGCGCCGGTAGGGCGTGCCGGCCTTGATGCCGTGCTTGGTCGCCGTCTTGTCGTCGACGGTGGTGTCGAGCATCTGGCCGTGCGCCTGGCCGGCGTAGACGATCGCCTCGATCTGGGCGATCGACAGCAGCCCCTTGTCGATCGTCTCGCGCGGCAGGTTCGGCGTGTAGGTGGGCGCGGGCGGCAGCACCGAGGCCATCGCCGCGGACTGCACCAGCGCGCCGGGGTGCGGCTTGGCGCCGGGCACCTGCAAGCGCTGCGGCGTGTAGCCCTCGAAGACGGAATCGGTCAGCGCGGCGGCGGCGTTGGTGGCCGCGCCGATCGTGACGCCCGTGGTTACGCCGGTTGCGTCCCCGGCAGCACGAAGTCCGCCACCGACGACAGGATCGCTCGGCCCGCTTCGTCCAGCGTCGTTGCTTCCAGCATCCGCTGCGTTTCCAGGTTCTCCGACAGTCCCTCCGGGTCCCTTTCCTCCCCGAGAACCGCCGCCTGCTCGACCGCCTGTGCCCACACCCGTTCGGCCGCCAGGTGCTCCAGTGCCCACTCCAGGAGCACCGCTATCACCAGGCGCCCGTGCGTCGGCACCTTCGCCTCCTCGAGGAGGCTCGCCACGTGCTCCGCGGTCGGGGTCTGGTTGAGCCGCATCAACGTCGCTGACCCCGGCTGAAACTGCTGGTCGATCATTTCGCACTCCTGCTAGCAGCCGAACCAGCTCAGTGTAGTCGGCCGCGGGGCTCACGACAGGGGGCACCGCCTTGTCCGGGGGGTTGACCTTGTCGATCACGATCAGCACGTTGTCGAACGTCGTGCCGTACTTGGCGTAGCCCGCACCCGACACCGGCACCGCCGCGCGCACGTGGTACTTGGCGTCGATCTTCTTCCACCAGGCGGCAAAAGCCGGCTTGTCGCGCGCCATGCCCTCGCCCACGATCGCCACCAGGCGCCCGCCGTCGGCCAGGCGCAGCAGCGCTTGCTCCAGGTGCTCGGCGCCGACGGCGGTCTTCTTGCGCCCGGTTTCGGCGCTGGAGCTGAACGGCGGGTTGATCACCACCGCGGTGGGCACCAGGTGGTCGGGCAGGATGTTGTGGATCTGCTCGGCGTTCTCGTGGTGCACCGTGGTGTCGGGGAAGACCTCTTGCAGCACCGCCGCGCGCCGGCTCGACAGCTCGTTCAAGATCAGCTTGGCGCCCGCGTTCTTGGCGAACACCGCCAGCCCGCCGATGCCGGCCGAGAACTCGCCGACGGTGTCGGTCTGGCTCAGGTTGGCCGCCCAGTTGGCCGCGTAGGCGAAGGCCGGCACGGTGCTGAACTGCTGGTACAGGTTCTGTTCCTCGGTGCGCTTGGTCTGCGTGGGCAGCTTGGCGGTGAGCTGCTCGAGCGCGGCCACCGCGCGCAGCGCATCCTCGAACGGCACCGCCGGGTTGAACGCCTGCGGATGCGCCAGGAGGTAGCGGTTCATGCCCGCTTCCATCGCGTCGTAGGCGTCCTTGACGCTGTAGGTGCCGGCGGCCTGAGTGCCGCCGTACGCGGCGTCGGCCCAGCCGAACAGCTCGCGCCAGGTGAACGCCTCGCCGCGTTCGAGCTGCGCGGCTACCTGGTCGGCTACCTGCGAGCTGGCGCTGACCTTGGCGCCGAGCTGCGCGCCCAGCGCCTCGTCCTTGGCGAAGCGCAGCGCGTAGTCCTTGATGCCGTCGCCGAACTGCGTGATCAGCATCTTGAACAGGTCTTTCAGCGACTTGCCGGCCTCCTGGAACGACTGGAGCGCGGCCTGGAAGTGCGGCTTGGCCTGCTTGTAGGTCTCTTCGTCGAAGCCGCCGGGGAACGAGTTGAGCCGCCCCGGGCCGCCGAACAGCTTGGCCAGGCCGGTCAGCGCCTCGTCGGCGCCCTTGACCCCGAGCTGCGCGGCCTTGGCGATCAGCTCGGCGGCGCTCGCCTCGGCGCGGCTGGGCGCTGGTGCGGCGGGCGGTGCGGCGGGCGGTGCGGCGGGCGGCGTGGGCAGCGTGCCCATCTTGCTCAGCATGTCGAGAATGCGCGCCTTCGGGTACTCGAACGTGCCACGTTCCACGTGAAGCAGTGAGTAGGAGGTGCCGTCGGGGGCCTTTTGCATCGCGCCGCCCGCGTCCCAGGTCGCTTTCAGGTCGCGCCCGTGGAACTCGAACATGCCGAAGCCGACATGGCGCACCTTGCCCTCGCCCTTGCTTTCGAGCTGCTGGATCGAATGGATCGTCGGGATGCCGTGAAAGCGCGCCCACGCGTTGCCCGACAGCAGCACCATCTGGCCGCGCGCGATCAGGTCGCGCAGGAACGCGATGTCGGCGCCGCTGGGCGCTTCCTTGGCGGCCTGCTGGCGCTGGTAGCGCAGCTCGGCGGCGGCCTCGTCCTCGGGGGCCGGCGCAGGTGCGGGGGCCGGTGCGGGGGCCGGTGCAGCGGGGGGCTCGCCCGGCGGGGGCGTGTCGGGCTCCTCGGATGCCTTCTCGCGCAGCTCGGCCGCCGCCTCGTCGAACAGCGCCGACAGCTCGTCGTCTGACAGCGGCCCGGTGTGCTCGCCTACCGGCGGGGCGTCGACCGTCGCCGGGCCGGGCTCGCGCTCGGGCTCCTTGCCCAGCTTCTCGCGCGCCAGGCGGTCCATCTCGGCCTCCTCCTCGCGCTGCTTCTGGGCGGCCAGCTCGGCGGCTTCGGCGGCGGCATCAGCGCGCTTGGCCTGCTCGGCCTCGTAGAACGAGCGCATCTCGTCGATGTCGTTCAGCTCCTGCTGGCGCTGCACGCCGGCCTTGAACTCCTCGGGCAGCGCCTTGCGGAAGTCCAGGTGATCAACCGTCGGGCGGCCGTTCTCCCACTTGACCGACTTGGCCAGCGCCGTGTACAGCAGGTTGAACAGGCGCCGCTCCTCGCCGGTCGGGTACGGGGTGCCGCGAAAGCCCGCGGCCTGCGTGACCTTGCCCTCGGCGCTCCAGTTGGTGTTGACCAGGTAGTTGCTGGTGTGCCCGAGGGTGTCGGTAGCCCACGCCTCGCCGGCGCGCGCGATCATTTCGTGCTCGTTTCCCCAGTAGTCGGCGCCGAGCTGGTCGCTGTTCTGCTTGAACGCGCTGGCGCGCCTCATGCCGCTGCCCTGGCGCACGCCGCGCACCGCCGCCTCGACCTTGTCGAGCTTCTTGTTGCCCTGCCAGTACCAGCCGCCGAACAGGAACTTGCGCGCCTCGTCTTCGACGTTCTTGACCGTGAGCACGCCGCGCTGGAGGTAGCGGACCATCTCGGGTCGCACCAGCTTGGCCCAGTCGCCGCCCAGGAAGTGATCCAGGGCGTGAATCCACTCGTGGTAGACGGTGCCGTCGCCCTTCGTGTTCGTGAGGTTGATCACCGGCACCGGGCCGTTCGGGCTCGGCTGCATCTTCTGGAAGTGCGCCGCGGCCTTGCTGCCCGCGCCGAGCGCGCCGATCGTCAGGTGCAGCGCACCGCCGAAGCCCACCCCCTCGGGCGGGGCGCCGAAGTGCTTGGCCAGGTCGGCGAGCGCGTCGTGCGCGTAGTTCAGGTGGTCCTGGTCCTGCTTGGCGCCCACCCAGTTGCCGAAACCGATGTCGGCGAAGCTGAACTTGGCCTTGACCTCGGCCGGCGTCACATCCTTGCCCGCGCGCAGGTCGGGGCCGTCGCGCGTGACGTGGTCCAGCTTGGGCGGCGTCAGCGGCGTGGCCCGCGTGGGCAGCACGATCGTCGCCTCGTTGGCCACCAGGTTCTTCACCCAGGCGCTGAACCGGCGCATGTCGGTGATCTCGCGCCAGCCGCCCAGCCACATCGCCCCGCCAGCCAGCTTCTGGCCGGCCGCGTTGGGCTCGGCGTAGCCCTTGTCGGTGTCGTTGGTGACGTAGCGCTCGGCCCAGCGGCGCGCGGCCTCGTCGACCGAGCTGGCGTTTTCCAGCAGCTCGGTGATCTTGCGCACCTCGGTGATGTAGGCGTCCGCCTTGTCGCGCAGCCACTGCGCCCTGTAGGACGGTTCTGACGCGAAGCGCTCGCGGTCCTCGCTCGACAGCTCACTCGGCTGGCGGCGCCCGGCGATGATCGAGTCGAGCTGCGACTTCTCGCGCGCCTTGGCGTTCTTCTCCCACTCGTACTCGCCGGTGTAGCGGCTCACGTCGCTGTGCAGCAGCCAGGTCTTGAACGGCGAGACCAAGCGCCGCAGCCCGCCCTCGATGTAGGTGCGGTAGCCCGGGCTCACGCCCTCGGGCAGCAGCGGGGCGAACAGGTCGGCGCGCGCGGTGGCGCGCTCGATTTGCTTCCACGCCTTGTCGACATCCGACTCGCCGGCCAGCATCTGGGCCTTGAGCTTGTCGTACCAGCGGCGCAGGTCGACCCCGGTGTTCTGGAGCTTGTTGACCGGTCGGCCCTCGAAGTAGGCGGCGCCCTCCTCGGTTTCGAGCCAGGTCTGCGCGGCCTTGTAGCCCGACATGCGGTCGATCGGGTGATCGCCGGTGAGGGTGCTGCGCGTCTTGCCGGCCAGCGCGTGGTCGAAGCCGGCGATGAACGCGCCGTGCTGGTCCACCGGAATGTCGGCGCTCGGGTTCCAGGCCGTGACGGCAGCGCCCAGCGCGGTGGCGCGCACCTCGGGGCTGCGGTGCTTTTGGCGGGCCAGCTCGACGGCGTTCTTGGCGATGGCCTTGTGCAGCGCACGCGCCAGGCGCTCGATGCGCAGCCGCGCCCAGGGCAGGTTCGGCCCCTCGGTGCGCGCGGTGACGGCGGCGATCAGGTCGTCCAGCGACTTTCCGACCATCTCGGGCTGCGCGATCAGGTCGCGGTACACCTCGCGCTCGCGCTCGCGGGTGGCGCGGCGCGCCTGGATCAGGTCGGGCGTCGGCGCAGGAGGGGTGAACGGGGGTTCAGGGGTAACAGGGGTACGCGGGGTAACCGCTGTCGTTTCGGGCTCTTTTTGCCCCGAATCGGGCTCTTTCGGGGCCGTTTCAGCGATCGGTGCCGGCGCGCTCGCAGGTGCTGGCGCAGGCTCGGGCGTCGGTGCCGGTGCCGGTGCCGGTGCCGGTGCCGGTGCCGGCTCGGGCTCGGGCTCGGGCGCCATAGGCGAGGCTACAGGCGCCGCGGCAGGCTCGGTAGCACTCGGAGCAGGGGCCGGCGCGGCGCTCGCCGCAGCGGCCGGTTCTGGTGCCGGCGCGGCGGTTTTGTCGCTCGGGAAGATCTTCGTCTTGCGCCCGAACGCGCCCGCGTCGCGGATCGCCTGGATCGCATCCTTGTCGCTGGTGCCGGCCGCGAGCGAGATCGGCTCGCCGCTGTCGTAGTCGAGCAGCTCGCGGCCTTCGTGCATCGGTGTCAGCGTGCCGTCGGCGTTGGCGCGCAGCTCGATGTCGGTGGCCAGCTTGGTGCTGGTGCCGGCGCGGGCGATGACGCGCGGGCCTACTGGAGCCTTGCCGTCACCTCCATCGCGTAGAACTCCAGCCGGTCGGCCGCCGGTTTCAGGTGCTGCGGCAGCACCACCCGGTTGTTCGGCGGGTGCTGTTGCAGCATCACGTCCCAGATCTCCGCGGCTTCCGCCTGGCTGATGACTCCCAGGCTCAGCGGCACCCGCAGCAGGCGCGGCAGTGCCTGATACGTCAGGCTGTGATGGTTCACTTGGCTTCCCCTTCGGTGCGGCCTTGCGGGTCGCGAACGGCTGCGAGGTGTCGCCCTCGGCCAGCCACTTCTTGAAGCTGGCCAGCGGCACGGCGCGCACCTCGCCCATGCCCTTCCAGCCGGGCTGGTAGTTCGCAAGATAGGTCTTTTGGGCCTCCTGCACGTTGGCGTAGCCGAGCATGACCTTGTGCTCGTCGGGCTTTCCGCTGTCCGGGTCGAGCTGGTCGATGACGAACACCGTGCCGTCCCACTTCTCGTCGGTGCCCGGCTTCACGAACGCGTCGATCTGCTCGCCGTCCATGCCCTTGGTGCCGCGGATGTAGCCGTAGCTGGCGCCCACCATCTTCGTCGCCCACTGGACCAGCGCGCCGGGCTTGGAGCGCCGGATGCCGCCCTCGGCGGTTTCGACGCTGACGTTCATGCCGCCCACCTTCGGGTGGCCCAGCGGCGCGTTGCCGGCCTCGATCTGCGCGCGCGTGGGCTCGCTCTTGTCGTTCAGCGGCGAGCTGGCGGCAGCGTGCGCGGCCTCGTCGACCGTGGTCTTGATCTCGGGCGCCGGCGCGGCGGCCACCGCCTCGGCGTTGCTCAGCGGGGTGCCGGTCGCCGGGTCCACGCCGGCATCGGGCACGGCCGGCGCGCGCGTCGAAGTGTCAGCAGCGGTTGCAGGCTCGGCGCTTGTCTCGGACAGGCCCGAAAAGTCCTCATCGGCGGGCGTTGCGTTTTGCCTCGAAACACTGGGTGCAGGGGCCGGTGCGCTCGTGGCCGCCGCGCGCGTCGAAGTGTCAGCAGCCGTAGCCGGTGCCGCAGCAGGGGCCGCGGCGGTTTGCGTTTTCGCACCTGGCGGGTGCAGCTCGTCGGCCGGCACGAAGCTGGGCACGCCGTTGGAGCCGATCACCGGTTGGTACTTGCGCCCGTCGGGGGCGGTCACCGCCGTGCCCTTGCCCAGCGTCACCGGCTGCTCGCTGTCCTTGGAGCGCCAGACCATGGCGTCGCCCTCAGCCGGCGGCGGCGCCACCGCGCCCGCGGTGAGCACGGCCAGCGCGTGATCGTCCAGCGGCGTGCCCGTCAGGTTGCGCTGTTGCAGCGCGCTCGCGAACTTCGCCAGCACGCCGCCAAGCTGCTCCAACGGCACGCCTTCGGTGGCCTTCTTCACCTGGTCGACGGCGGCCTTCGGGATGCCGTACTGCGCGGCCAGCGAATCGAAGATGCCCACCGTCTTGGCGCGCTGCACATCGGGCGGGTCGCTCGACAGCGGCGGGTCGACGTTCAGGCCCTTCTTGCGCGCGTCTTCGTACTTGAGCGCCGCCACCTCGTGGGCGTTGCCGCCCGTCATCGCGCCGCCAAGCGAACCCACCAGGCCCTCGCTGACTGCGTTCAGCAGCACGTCGTCGAGGATCTTCTGGCCCGGCTCAGCGCGCTTCACGCCGATGTTGGTGGCCACCTGCTCGAGCGCGCCCTGCGTGCCCTCGTCGATCAGGCCGATCAGCGCGCCGCTGATGCGCCCGGTGCTCACCCGCGCACCCGTGGCGAGCGCTTCCAGGCCGTACTTGCCGCCCAGCGACGCCACCAGGCCGGTGGCCACCAGCTCGGGCAGGTTGCGCAGCAAGTTGGCGCCGATCTCGCGCTTGGCCCGGCCCTCGTCCATGCCGCCCTCGCGCAGCTTCTTGTACTCGGGGCTGGACTGCATCAGCTCCTTGTCCGACTTGCCGTTGACCGCGTCCCAGATGTTGCCGCGCACCTCGCCAGCGCCGGCCATGCCGGCAATCGCCATGCTCGCCTTGGTGGCGGTGCCGGCCTGGAGCGCCGCGGTGGCGCGGCCCAGCGCGCCGAACGCGCCGATGTTGCCGGCGGCCTCGGACATCGTCGCCAGCGGGTCGTCGACGATCGCGTGCATCAGGTAGCGCCCGGCCTTGTCGACCTGGCCGGTGCTGTCGGCCAGCGAGTCGCTCAGCTCGGAGCGCTTGTTCTTCTGCCACTCCGACTGCGCGCGCTGGCCCTGCTTGATGAAGCGCTCCAGGTCCTTGGAGTTCTGGCTGTCGGGGCCGGTGAGATCGCTCAGCGTCTTGACGGTGCCCACCGCGGCGTTGGCCACGTTGATCATCGAGTCGTTGACGACGGCGAAGATGTTGCGATTGGGGGTCGGCGTGGCCTTGATCTCGCCATCGGCCTGCATCGGGCCGACGGGAGCCTTCACGCCCGGGGCGGCGTCGAAGCGCTTGAACGCAGCGCCGCCCAGCGCAACCCCGCGCGCCTCGATCTCGCTGGGCTTGATGCCGATCTTGGTGAACGCCTCGAACACCTTGTCGCGGTCGGCGCCCATCTCGATGCGGTCGACCGCGTCGTTGACGGCTTCGAACTTGTCCTTGAACGGCTTGGGCTCCTCGCGCGGCGCGGGGGCCGGCGCTGGCGGCACGGGCGGCTCGACCAGGCCGAAGCGCTGATTGCGCGCGGCCTCGTTCTCGCGGATGCCCGCGAGCACGCCGGTGCTGGGCGGCGGCGGTGCGACGCTGCTCAGCCCGCGCGCGGCGATGCGCTCATCGTTTGAGGCGGGCCGCCCCGAGCCCAGGCCGCCGGGGTGCGTCAGCTCGGCGCTGTCGCGCTCGCCGTAGCCGGTGTCAGCCTTGAACTCCTCGTAGGCGACATCCTGCCTGGCGCGCGGCACCTGCGGGCGGATGACTTCGTCGAAGTATTGCTGTTTGGCCGCGTCCTGGTCGTCAGGCGTGAGCGCCTGGTACGCCGGCAGCGCGGTGACTTCGGCCCATTTCTTAGCCATGGCTTACTTCCACAGTGATGAGTAGCCCTTGCCGCTGTTGGCCGGTGCGGGTGCCGGCCTGGCGCCGGCCAGGCCCGGGGTGCGCTCGACCACGCCGGTGAGCTGGTCGCCCAGCTTCGAGTCCTGCTCCTCGAGGTTCTGGATCTGGGCGTCGAAGGTGCTCACCGCGCTGCGGTACTCGGCCTCACGCTCTTGCTGCACGCGCTTGGGCTTGCCCTTGATGTCGATCTCGTACTTCTTGAGCGCGTCGGCCTTGTTCTCTTTCAGCCGGTCCAGGCGCGACTTGATCTGCGCCTGCTGGGCCTTGACCGCGCGCTCATCGGCCTTGCTCAGGCCGCCGCCCCCCTCGCCCCCGCCGCCCGCGCCGCCGCCCTTGGGCGCGCGCGTCGAGTCCTTTTCGAGCGCGGATCTCTTGAGCCGGTCGGCCTCGGCCTGGGTGATCAGCTTCGCGTCGACCTGGCGCTGGATGGTGCTGATGTCCTGCTGCAAGCCGCCTTGCGCGCTTTCCTTGGGCGGGGGCTGGATCACGCTCTCGCCGATCTTGTTGCCCTGCGCGTCGTAGGTCTCGCGCAGCAGCCCGCCCGAGCCGATCGAGGTGTTCTTGGTCGTGTTGGTGGGCGCCCGCAGCCCGTGTTCGGCCAGCGCCGCGGCGAAGTCTGTGCCATCGCTGCCGCCTTGTTGCAGGTAGCCGGCGAGGTACTTCTGGGCCTCGGGTGCGGCCAGCCCCTCGGCCAGCTTGAGCTGGTTGTCCAGGTAGCCCATGCCGCGCTTCAAGCTCAGCGACTGCACCAGCGGGTCGGCCTTCGAGTCGGCGCTGCCGCCTTGCGTCATCGGTGCGTCGTAGTGGCCATCGGCCTCGACGCCGTTGCCCACCTTGCGCTTGGGGCCGCGAAAGTCCTTGCCGCGGTCGATGTAGGTGCGGATCACCGGGATGTAGCGCGGGTCGTCGCTCGGTGAGTTCGGATCGGGGGTCAGCCCGACGATCTCCTTGAACACCGCCTTGCCGCCGTGCTGCGTTTCCTTGCCCAGGTTGCGCTGGAGCTGCGGGCCGATCGACTCGTTCAGGCCCTCCAGGATCATCGGCATGTTCTGCTGCTCCTGGCCGCTCAGCACCTTCATGGCCGAGCGCTGCGCGGGCGCCACGCCATCCTTGTCGGGCAGAAAGAAGCTGATCGGGTGACCGGTGGCGCCGGCCACGCCCGCCACCAGCGTCTCGGGGTCGCTCACCTGGCCGCTTTTGACCGCTTCGACCGACGCGCGCGCCTTGTCGGCCAGCGCCTTGGTGTCGGGTGCGCCGCGCTTGACCAGCAGCTTGCGCCGGCCTTCCTCGGCCGCGCCGATTTGCTGGCGCCAGGCCGCCTGCGCTTCGGGCGTGGCGTTGACCAGGCCGGGGCCTTGAGTCCTGAGATCGGCGAGCTGCGCGTCGGTGGCGGCCATCGCGTCGGCGTCGGTCTGGCGCGTTTGGGCGTTGGCTCGATCCTCCATATGCGCGGCGAACACCTGCTGCGACTGGTCGTCCAGGCGCGTCTCGCGCTGCGCTCGGCGCTGCGCTTCGGTGATGTCCATCGCCAGTCGGACACCGCTTTCCAGGCCGCGGGCGGCGCTCTCTCCAACGCTGGGCATGATGAGTCTCCTGGGTTAGAACGCGCCGCCGGCCAGGCCGCCCACGACGCCACCGATCAGCGCGCCCCATGGACCCATGGTCGCGCCGTACTGCATGCCGACGTACATGCCGGCCGCTGCTCCGACGCTGCTGCCGAGCTGGGCGTTGCCGGCCTTGCGCTGCCGCTCGGCTTCGACGTTGGCCTGCTCGCGCTGCTGCTCCTGGCCGGCGGCGGCGCCGAGCAGCCCCATCGCCTGGCGCTCCTGGTCCTGGCCCATCGCTGCCAGGCCCGCGCCCGCGCCGCCGGGGCCGCGCACGCTGGTTCCGAGTCCGTAGGTTCCGCTGTTCATGATCCGAGCCCTCCTGCGCCGATCTTCGGGGCCGGATTGCCCAGGATGCTCGCCTGGCGCGTCATGGTGGCGTCGCGCACGGTGTTCTGCGCGTTCACGTCGGCCAGGCTGCGCGCCAGCGCGGTCGAGCGCGTGGCCGCCTGCTGCTCGTCGGCGTCCAGCGTGAGCCCGAGCCCGCGCAGGTGGCGCTGCGACGACGCGGCGCGCGCATCGAAGGCGCTGGCGACGGTGTCGCTGGCCTGGCTCATCGCGTCGCTGACCGTGTTCGGGTCGGTGGCGTAGTCGATCAGCTTGTTCTCGTACGGGATGTAGTCCTTCACGTACGTCTGCCACTGGTCGCGCGTCATCTGCGCGAAGGTGTCGGTTGCATAGCCCATGGCGATCTCCTAGGTGTACAGCGAGCCGTTGAGATTGGTCTGGTTGACGCGCGGGTCGCCGGTCGAGTTGAGCCCCGGGTCGGCCGCCGGCTGCGTGCCGTACAGGTAGGCGCCGGTGCCGATCGCCTTGCTGGCCAGCGCCATGTTGCCGGCGCGGTCCTCGAGGGCGTGCTGGGCGTCGACTTGGGCTTGCTGGCCGCTGGCCTGCGCTTGCTGCGCCATGCCGGAGATCGCCATCGTCTTCTCGCCGCGCCCCATCGCGGTGACCGCTTGCAGCCCGTGCGTGTACTGGTCGGCCACGCCTTGCTCGGCGGCCACGCCCGACAGCGCGCCCGAGGTGGCCGCGTCGGTGTCCAGGCCCATGACGCCCAGCTTGTAGGCGCTGCCCTGGACCCCGCCGCCGGCACCGGCCGCCTGCTCATCGAGCTTGGCGCGCGCCTGGCCGAACTGCACCCCGGTGTCGACGCCGGCCATCGTGGTCGCGCGCCGCGCCTGGAAGCTGTTCGGGTCGCCGCTGTCGGCAATCTTGCCCATCAGTCGGCGCTGCAAGGGCAACCAGCGGTTCTTGAAGTCCTGCAACTGCTGCTTGCCGACCTGCGCCATCGCGCGCTGCTGTTCGGTTTCCTGCACCTCTTGCTTCTTGCCCATCACACGCTCCTTTCGTACAGGTCGTTGCCAAGCTGGCGCCACTCGGGGCCGAGCATGCGCAGCCAGCCGACCCGATCGGTGCGAAAGAACACGCTGCGCACGCCCATGTCGCGCAGCACCGCCATCAGCTCGTCCTCGGTGCGCTCGTAGGCGCCGGGCTTGCCGCTGGACACGCCCAGCACCACCTCGGCCTCGAGGCCCACGCGCTCGGAGCCGATGAGCTTGATCACCACCACGCCGTCGGGGCACGACAGGCACACCGCATCGCCGCGCTCGCACAGCTCGGCGATCTCCTCGCAGGTCCAGGGATCACTGCGCGTGCGCACCGTGCGTGCGTAGATCGTCCCCCATGCGTGGCGCGCATCGACGATCCGAAACGCGGTGCCGGCGATCATCACGCGAGCCCGATCTCGCCTTCGCCGCTGATCGTGAGCGCATTGGTCGCGCTGGCGCCACCGACCAGGAACTGCGACGACTCGATGCGCGCGTTGGCGCCGTACCAGTCGTACGCGGCGCCGGGCTCGACCTTGATGTTGGCGCCCACGAACTCGGTGCCGCTGGCGTTCGCCCCGCTCGCACCCAGCCACAGCGAGAACGTCGCCTGCGCGCCCGACTTGTTGCTCACGCGCAGGTGGCGCAGCGCGATGAAGGCAGGCGAGCTGCCGGCGTTGACGCCCCCGCTGGCCGCCGGCGGGTTCAGCAGGTTGGTCGTCATCGTCGTGGTCAGCAGCAGCGGCCCGAATCGAAACGCCTTGTTGCTCGACATGGCTTGCGCTCCTTTCAGTGCTCGACCGGCGCGGGCTCGGTCATCCCGACATCGGGCGGCGGCGCTTCGGGGTGCTCGAGCAGCGCCAGGCTCAGCAGCCGCTGCTCGAGCTGCGCGCACTCCCTGCGCTTGATCTCCAGGTCTTCGCGCACCATCGCCAGGTCGGCCGACACCATCACCCACTGGTTCAGGGCGTGGTCGCGCTGGGTCTGGATCGTCATCAGCATCGCGTTGACGCGGGTCTCGCTGATCTGCATTCGCGCCGGCGGAATCGGCGCTTGCTGCTCGCGCTCGGCCTGGAGCTTGTTGGCGATCTCGCTGGCCAAGGTCGCTTGATCGATCTGTCCGTTCGGATGGGTCATGGCAGGGTCCCCGCGTCGCGCCTGGCAGCCATGTCCCGATACAGGCTGTACAGCGCGATGAAGATGTCGTTGAGGGTGGCGGTTTGAGCCCCGATCGGGTCGCCGGTGTTGGGGTTGATGAGGGGGAACGAGTACGCCAGCGGCGCGAACGGGGCGGAGAGTTCTGTCGCCTTGGTGACCACCACCGACAGGTCGGGGTTGCGCATCACGTCTTCCTCGCTGTAGCGGATGCGCCGCTCGGCATTGCCGCCCACGAGCGGATTGTCGATGTGCACCGCGCCGATGCGCCGCCAGGTCGTGACGGTCTTGCTGGTTTCGCGATAGTCGGCCATGCCTAACTCATCCTGGTTGGAGTGTGTTGAGAGTGTGGGGCGTGGGCTCCATCACGTCACCCCCGTGCCCCAAACGACGGAATCGTTCGTGGCGTTGAAGTAGATCTCGATGAAGCCGCGTTGCGCGAGGGTGCGGTTGCCGGTGGTGGCGGTGCCGGCCAGGCGCAGCGTCATCCCGCTGCCCTGCGTGATCGTGATGCTCGCCGAGCTGTTGTTGTAGACGCTGAACCGGTCGCCCGCGGCGAACACCGCGTTGGGGATCGTGATGCCGGCGGTCACCGCCTTGCTCCAGCCGACGAACGTCGCGTTGATCGTGTTGGTGTTGCTGCGCGGCTTGTTGCGAAAGCCGACCTGGTTGCCGTTGATGATCGCGGTGTCTTCGAGTTCGACGTAGCCGCCCACGCCGAAGCGGTACTTGGCCCCGTCGAAGTACAGGTAGGTGCTGCTGCTCTCGCCGAAGTAATACACGCCGTCGGTGCTGTTGCGCGCCGCGAAGACATCGCCCGGGGTGCCGAACGTGGGCGCAACGGCGCCAGAAGCGTAGTTCGATGACAGCTTGCCGTTGCGCGTCACGAACCCACCAGGGCCGACCGCGACCAAGCCCCCGTCATTGTTGATCGCGAGCGCGGCCGCCGCGCCGTTGTTGCGCGCTTCCATTTCGTTGGGGTCGATGACCATGTTCGCGCCCGAGGTCGGGCCGATCTGAAACGGATGATCAGTCGATGACAGGCTCAGATCATTGTTGCCCGTGATGCGCAGCGTGTCGGGGGTGAGTGAGCCGTTGACCGTCATGTCGGTGGATGTCAACGCGGCGATATAGACGTTGCCCGCCTTGATCCCGAGCGTGTCAGTGGCGTGCATGTAGCGCAGCCCGGCCATCGAGTTGACGGTGGTATCGCCGAAAAAGAAGTACCCGATGCCTGCGGCGTCGGAGAGCACCGACATGCCGGCGCTGCCGGTCGAGTCGACAACTACGCTTTGCGCCGACGTGTTGGGCAGGTTGCCGCTGCCGACCGCTCCCGGAACGTAGACCGCACCGCTGAAAGTTCCATACGTTCCCGTCAGCGGCCCCGAGACATCGAGCGTGCCGCCCACGGTCACGCCGCCCACCGTGGTCAGACTGCCCACCGTGAGCGTGTCGGTGCTGGCCGAGATCTCCTGGATCTGGCCGCTGACGAGGGCGAGCGCGAGCCGATTGGCCATCGCGTCAGGCCAGCACGATCGGCACGTTGCTCTCGAAGTTCAGCGCCGTGGCACTCACCGCCACGCCGATGCGCTGCACCACGTTGCCCGAGCCCGAGGGTGCGGTGGCGGTGGCAAGGCCCGCGCTGGTCGACAAGAACTGGCGCCCCGGCGTGAGCCCGGTCACACCCGTGTTCGTGCCCTCGAAGTAGACCGTGGCGGCCACCGCCGAGCCGTAGGCGGCCAGCACGAAGCCGTGCGCTTCCTTGCCGCTGGTGGTGGCGTCGGCCTTGCGCGCCTTGGCGCCCGAAGAATCCCAAATGTTCACGAAATCGCCGGCCGCCAGCGCCTCGCTGGTGGTGATCGAGGCGGTGTCAGCGCCGATGCCCACCGGCATCATGGTCGAGTCGATGCGCCCGGCCGCGTCCAGCACCACCACCTTGCCCGCGTCGCCCGCGCCCGCGCTGGTGTTCTTGCCGTTGGTGATGGTGATGTCCAGCACCCCGCTGGCGTTGAGCGCCGGGAGTTTGTCAGCGTCGCCCGCGCCGGCCGAGGTGGTCAGCGCCGCCTCCTCGGTCAAGGTGCCGCTGACTTGCTTGATGAACTTCTTGCTCGATGCGGTTCCCATGGGGTGACTCCTAGACGACAACGATCGGCATGCGTGCGCCGATCAGGATCTGGGTGGGGCTGGTCGCGATGCCCACGATCAGCGTGTAGCCGGTGCTCGGCGACGTTTGCGTGAGCACGCCGGCCGCGCCGACGAACACCGGGGCGTCGCTCGTCCAGGCCCAGCTCGGCTCGGTCATGAGCCCGGTCACCTGGATCTGCACGATGTCGCCGAGCACGACGGCGCCGCGCGTGATCCCGAGCACCAGGTTCGCGTCGGCCACGCTGGCGTTGTCGGCGTAGGTCGCCTCACCCGCGACCAGGCGCACCGCACGGTTGCCCCCGAGTGCTGTGGCCGCCGGAAACTCGACGTACAGCGGCAGCTCGCCGCGCGGCCCCGGGATCGACTGGCCGTCTTCGCCGTCCTCGCCGTCGGCGCCCAGCATCAGGCGCAGCACCGTCGCGCCGCTCGCGCCGGTGCCCGCCAACACCAGGCGTGACAGGTCTTCCAGCTCGTCTTCGAGCTTGAGCACCTTGGCGCGCAGGTTGACCACGTTGCCCGAGCCCTTGGCCACCTGGGTGCGCGTCTCGCCGACTTCGAGCGTGGTCTGGTTGATGCGCGCTTGCAGCCGCTGCAAGCCCTCGCGGATGTTGTCGATCGCCGACTGCACCTGGCGCAGCTCCAGCGCCGCGGGCGTGGGGATCGCCGGGATCGCGGGAGTCTGGGCGGCCTGGCGCGAAGTCGCCATTACGCCAGCTCCTGCACGTCTTCGGCAACCTGCACGGTGCGCACGGTGGTGGTGCCGATCAGCTCGAGCTCAACCGTGTCGTAGGTGTCGAAGGCGGGCAGCACGAACTCGCGGATGTTGGTCAGCACGCGCTCATGGATCAGGGCGCCGTCGCCGTAGACCCGCAACACGATGTTGGCGTAGCTCGGGGCGCGCACTTGCGCAATCTCGAACGTCACCGGGTAGGGCATCAGGTTGAGCTTGCCGCGCCAGCGAAACACCAGCGAGCCCGAGCCGGCATCGAACTCGTAGATCTTCTTGCCGTTGACCGCAGGCGCCGTGCTGGCCTCGGGCAGCAGCACGTCGGTGGGCTCGCTGTTGGCGTCCAGCACCAGGTACAGCGCATCGGTCAGCGGGTCCACGTGCACGGCGCTGGCGTGGTGCGACAGCCGGATCAGCCCGAACCCGTCTTTCTGGATGTCCAGCGCGTAGCCGCTGTCCGGGTTCGGCCCGTCGCACCAAAAGAACAGCACCCCGTCGTGCACCGCGCAGATGATCGACTCGGGGTGCAGCGCCTGCCATTGGCGCTTGGTGAACATCGAGCTGGTGAGGTTGCTCACCTGGCCGGCGCTGCCCGCGCACACCATGAAGCCGTCGGGGCTGGGGAACACCACGCCCACGTCGGTGAGGTAGACCATGCCGCGCTTGCTCACGCACGCCTGCGGCTCGCCGGGCTTGCTCATCGAGTAGGAGCCCGGGGTGTTGCCGGTGGCGGTGTAGACGAAGCTCTTGGTGCCGATGACGATCGTGTTGTCGATGTTGGCAATCGCCACGATGTCGGTGTCCACGGGCTTGCGGTAGCGCACCGGCCAGGCGTGCGGGCGGTTGGCCTCGCTCAGGCACAACTGGTTGCGCCGGAAGCCCGCCATGATGCCGTTGGGCAGCGCGATGATGCCCTCCAGGTCGTCGGGCGGCAGGTCCCACTCGTCGGATTCGAGGATGTCGTTGTTGGCGATCTCGGCATCGTCCAGCGCGTCGACGTAGGTGGCGGTGGCCAGCGCGATCTCGGCGGCCACCAGCACGAACACGGTGCCGGTGGCCCCGGTGACCGCCCGGTACAGGTTCTTGCTGACGATGCCGTACTCGGCCGGCGCGGTGGTGGGCATCGTCACCGTCGCCTCGGCGCCGTCGCTGCGCAGCTTGGTCTTGCTCGGCAGGCTCGGCGGGCCTTCTTGCCCCAGGTCGTTGTTGAACGTCACGACGTAGGCCGTTGCGGTCGTCTCCACCACCTCGGCGATCGAGCCGCTGGCCGACACCGTCGGGCCGTCGTAGCGCGCGGTCTGAGTGCCCCCGGTCTGCTCGTCGGCGCCGTAGAAGCCGCAGAAGTCGTCGCGCTCGACGTTGAGCGTGCACGTCGCCTCGGCCAGCGTGACCACGTCCTCGGGGTCGTCGATGGTCAGGATCTCGGCGGTGACGGTGACAGCCTTGTCCTCGGTCACCTCGCACTTGATGTGGATCGTGTACCACTCGCCCGCGTCGATGGTGGTGATGCCGCTCACCGTCTTGACGAAGCTGCCCGGCTGCGCCCAGGTGTCGGCGGTGCCGATCTGGAGCTTCCAGACCCCGGCGTCGCCCGTCACCAGCACCGCGATGCCCTTGCCGGCGGTGTTGCGCAGCATCCCCCAGCCCGCGCGCGCGTGGCCGCTCACGTCGCTGGCGCGCCAGTCGCCGCGCAGGTCGATCAGCGAGGCCGACTTGACCCCGAAGTTGCGCGCCATGTAGCACGGGATGCCGCCCCCGACGGTGTCTTGCCAGCGCAGCTCGTAGCAGTCGCCCCCGAGACGCCCGCCGCTGTCGAGTTGCTTGACTTCGGAGGAGAAGGCCATGGTTCAGTCCGAGTAAGGCACCTTCGGCGAGTGTTCCCAGGCGGTTTCGAGCAGGTCGCCATGGTCGTCGTCGACGAGGATGTTGAAGACCGTGGGATCTGGCGTCGCCGCCGACGACAGCACCACCGTGGGCCTCGAGCCGGGTGCGGGCACGCCGATCGGGCGCGTGACCACCGGGAACGGCTCGGCGCCGGTGGTGGCCAGCGCGTAGGTGGTGAAGCGCGGTTCGTCGTACAGGTCCGGGCACGTGAGGTAGGTGCGCCAGTCGTTGTCCTGGATCACGCCGCGTGCCACGTCGACCTGGTCGTTCCAGCTCAGCCACTTGTCTTTCAGCAGGTAGATCGTCTGCACCGGCGTGGTGGTCTGCGCCAGCGTCTTGGTCAGCGCGAACTGGCGCCAGCTCTCCAGGTCCCCGGTCTGCAAGCGGCAGTTGGTGGCCTCCTGCGCGGCGTTGGGCGGCAAGCCGCGTGGGGTGATGCGCGGCACCTCGCCGCGGAAGGAGTCGATGGCGATCTTCACGGCGCCGGTCCCCAGTGCGTGAACGGCGCGAACTCGTCGCCGCCCGGCACGGTCATGTCCAGCACCAGCGCGCCCGCGTCCTCGCCGTCGATGGTGGCGATCAGGGTCAGCACGCCGACCTTGAAGGTCGGAGTCGAGGTCGCGAGGATGTTGACCTTGAGCACGCCGTCGCCCATGTCGGTCAGCGTTGGGGTCTGAATCTCCGGGCCTGCGACCCATAGCGGCGTCCACACCAGCTCCGCATCGGGGTCGAAGTTGATGATGCCAGCGAAGAAGTCGCCGGCCCCGCCGTAGCCGTAGATCGTGCCCTGGTTCGTCTCCAGCAGCACGCCCGTGTCGGGGTCCGCGACCGGATCGAACCAGGCGGCCACGCCCGGGATCGACGGCGCGGGCGTTGCGCGGGTCACCGCCGGCCAGGCTCGATGTGTCATGGTCGTGCCTCTCCTAGATCGGCAGCGTGCGCGTGCGCAACGCCCCGGATTGCGAAGCGTCGCGGTCGGTCAGCCGCGCCCCGGCGTTGTAGGCGCGCAGCGCGCTCATGTGGGCCTGGTTGCACTGGCCGACGAAGTACAGGCGGTTCTGCTCGGCCTGCTGCTTGTCGGTCCACGGGCAGCGCGGCAGGTTGAGCATGAAGTGCAGCGTGCCGGCGGTCAGCGCGCGGTCCCAGGCGTTGACCAGGTGCTCGTCGATCGATGTGGCCGTGCGCTTGGGCTGCACGATCAGCGTCGCGTGCATCGAGTACACCGCGCTGGGCGTGCCGAACAGCGCGAACTGGTCGGTCGGCAGGTACTGATAGAACTCGGGCACCCCGTCGGTGCTCACGCTGGTGTCGTTCGGGTCGATCTCTCCCGAGTCGATGTCGGTCAGCGCGCGCACGTCGAGCGCGCCCACGATCACCGACATGGCGCGGATGCCCAGCACGTCTTCGGCGTCGGCGTACGGGTCGTCCAGCTCCAGCGTGCTGACCTGCTGGTCGATCACGGTGGCCAGCGCGCTGGTGGAGCGCAGCAGCCAGTGCGACTTGTCGCACAGCTCGCGCGCGGCGCGCAGGTAGGCCGAGCGCATCGTCAGCATCGGCGCCTCGCGGCAGGTGGCCGAGACTTCGCCCAGCAAGGTGTCGATGTCCACGAGTGCCATCACGCACCTCCCGGGGTGTTGCCGTACTTGGGCAGCACGGCCACGGTCGACTGAGCGTTGACGCCCAGCGCCTTCTCACACATCGTCGCGTAGCTGCCCGCCTTGGCCAGGTCCTGGCGCTTGGTGTTGGCCGAGTAGGCTTGACCGAGCACGAAGTTTTGCAGCGCCATCTCGTAGATGTCATCCAGGTTGATGGCGTTGCCCACCGCGGCGAGCGCGGCCGGCGTGCGCCCGTACAGCGCCACCACCGAGCCGGTGCCGTTGTTGGGCGGGTAGACGACGAAGCGCTTGCGGTCCTTGGCGTCGATCGCGTACTCGACCACGTCGGTGGCCTCGGCAGTGGCCGGCCAGGTCGCCAGCGCCGCGTCCAGCAGCGCCGAGTCGACCAGGCGGCAGCGCCGCTTGCTGGTGGCGTTCTCGTCCAGGCGCATCAGCACGTTGCCGCCAGCCGGCAGTGTCTGGTGGATGCCGGTGGCCATCGCGATGGCTGCGCGCGCGGTGTACAGCTCGGGGCGCAGGTTGCACGCGAAGCGCTCGGCCTGGTTGAGCATGGTCAGCAGGTCGGCATCGAGCCAGGTCGTGCCCGGCGCGGGGTCCAGCAAGATCGTGCGGCAGTTGGCGATGATGGCGCTGGCGAGGATGGTCACGGTTCAGCCCCCGTCGGTGCGCCTGCCTGCGCCTCGAGGAAGCGCGCGCGCAGGTTGATCGGGTTCAGCCGCGGGTGCAGCACGTAGCCGCGGCGCTTGGCCAGCTCGTGGATGTCGGCATCGGCCATCGCCGCCAGTTGCTCCTCGTCCAGCGGCGCGGTGTCGACCACCGCCACCACCAAGTCGGTGTTGAGCCCGCGCGCGTGCTCCTTGGCGGCCTTGACGACGATCGGGTCCAGCGGGCGCAGCGGGGTCGGGGGCGGCGCGGCTTGGGTGTCGCTCGGCACGAGCTGCCAAACGTCGGGATGGGCGGCCAGGCGTGGCCACAGCGCTGCCGGGTAGTCCTGCACGTCGCCGTGGTGGCTCCAGACGACAGCGGTGCCAGCCCGGCAGTCGTTCTTGGCGCCACGCGACTCAGGCCAGACCAGCCGCACGCGTACGGTGTCGGTCATTGCCAAATCTCCTTCAATGAAGCGGAAAAAGGGGGCCGGAGCCCCCTCCGATCACTTCGGGCCGATCTGGTTGATGCCGGCGATCATGTGGATCTCGGGGGCGCCCGCGATCCCCGCCGGTGCCGTGCCGACGAGAAGCTGGATGTAGACATCCTCTTCGAACTTGATCGGCTTGAACGAGCACTCCAGGCGTCCGCCGGCCTGGCCCGTGGTCTGGCCCGCCGCAGCGAAGTAGGCCGCACTGGTGGCCAGCGACGACGAGCTGTCCACGGCGCGGTAGCCCACGCCGAAGACGAACGCCGTGCCGGTGTCGGCATCGTCCAGGTAGAACTCCAGCGTGCACAGCTCGGAGCCCCCGGGGATGCGGAAGTCGATCGTGTCGGCCGCCACGGGAGCGGCAGCGGCCACGTACTTGTCGGTGATGAACCGCGCGGTGCCGTCGACACGCATCGACTGCGGCGCCAGCGCTTTTTGAGCCTTGAGGCTTGACATGGTTTAACTCCTGTCTCTCGGTTGATGCGGTGGATCAGACGTTGCGCTTGCGCGTGACGCAGTCGATCACCGATACCCCGAAGTCCGTGGGCTCCAGGTCCTGGTTCTCGTTGGGCAGGCTCCAGCGCAGCTTCTGCTCGGCGCCCACGATCTCGCCGGCGAACTCCAGGTTGCGCCCGAAGTTGGTCCGGTTCTCGAGCAGCGAGTAGGTTTCCTCGCTGTCCTGGTTCGCACCCGAGGCGCACGCCAGGGCCTGCGCGCCCAGGAACAGGCAGCGCGACACCTGGTGCGTCGTCGACAGGCCCGCAGCCACCGTCACGTTCGTCTCGGTGGCGGTGAGCCGGTTGCCCACCGTGACGTGGGGCACCAGCGCGCTCGCGCCGAAGCGCACCGCTTGCTGGATCTTGCGAAACAGGATGCCGCGCCACATCAGCACCTCGCCCGAGAACAGCGGGTGCTTGTTGAGCGAGCCGTAGCTGGCGCGCGCGATGGCGTTTTGCTGGAACGTGCGCAGGTTGTTGCTGGCGGTGGTGTCGGTCAGCATGTCGTTCCACACCAGCTCGTCGCACAGGAAGATGCCCTTGATCGGGTCGTCACCGGCGGCCGGGTCGCCCGGGATGCTGATCGGGGCCATGCGCGTGGCCATCTCCGACCAGATCGCCGCGAACTCGTCGATGTGCCCGAGCTTGAGCGAGTCGGTGGTGGCGATCGTGGCGAGCTGCGCGCCGCCTTGCGTCAGGCCCGTGCCGTTGACCACCCAGTGGCGGTTGTAGGTCGGCGCCTTGACCGTGTTGATCATCATCTCGACGAAGTCCGGGTCGCTGGACAGCGGCAAGATCCAGTCGGTGCCGTCTTGCACCCCGCGCGCACCGGCGAGCATGGCCAGCGCACGCTGCCAGCGGAACCGCGGCATGCCGCCCTTCAACTGCATCAGCGCGTTGGTGCGCATGCTGTGAGGCGTGCGCTGCTGGGTCATCTTGCCGCCGGCCGACACGGGCAGCGTGGCCATGTCGATCTTGATGTCCTGCGAGCTGTACTTGAGCTGCGCGCCCATGCCCTCGGCATTGCGGTCGCCCATGATCGGGCGCAGCTTGACGACGTGCGCGCAGTCGACCTGCACCGTGTCGCCTGGCCCTTTTTGCAGCTCGTCGACCTTGACGACGGGCATCTCGACAGTCGATTGCTGTCGCAGCTTGCGCATCGCCTGGTCTTCGCTGGGCATGTCGCCTGAGAGCGTTTTGAGGGGGGTCGGGGCGCGCACGGCCATCGCCGCGAGCGCCTTGCTGTACTGCTTGTTGGCCAGCGTCGAGCCGCTGGGGATGGAGGTGGTTGACATTTCGGGTCCTGGGGGTTGCAGCCCCAAGCCCCGACCGTCACGGCATCACGGGAAGGCTTGCGATGATCGACTCGTCGGACATGCCTTCACGCTTCATCGCGTGGTAGTCGGGGATGTGGCTTGCGGCGTCGGGTTTCCCCCCACCACGCAGATCCCCTACCGTCAACGGTGCAGCGGGCGCTGCGCTCGTTGCCGCGATGACACGATTGGCGTCTTCGAGGGTTGCCGCGGGTGCGGGAGCCTTCGAGGGCGCAGCGATCTCCTTGTTGACCATCGCAACGACTGCCTTGAACCTTTCGGCCATCGGCTTGCCTTGCCAGGCGGGCGAGCGCATCAGCAGCCCGTCAGCAGCTTTCGCCGCTTCCCACCTGTCGCGATGTTCCTGAGTCGACCACCACAGGAGCAATTCCGGGGACTCATCGACCGCCTCTTGCACGTCGTCGGGCAGGCTGTCGGGCAGGTAGCCCGCATCAGCCGCTGGCGCAGGGGCAGCGGAGGCAACGCGAGCCTTCAACGCGGCGTTTTCGGCGGCCAAGGCGTCCAGGTGTTGGGCGACCTTGGGGGCGTACTCGCGCACGTCGTTGAGCTGCGATTCGTCGGGCGCCTCGGGCGTGGCGGCGGTGTCGTCCTTGACACCGGCCTTGTCCAGCCGGGCACGCAGGGCTTCGTTCTCGTTGCGAAGGCGCCGCTCGGCCTGGCGCGATGCCCGCAGCGCAGCGCGGGCGCTGCCTTGGGGCTCGACCGGGGCCGGTGCCGCGGCAGCAGGGGCGCTAGCAGCAGGGGCAGCAGCAGGTGCGGCCTCCGGTGCTGGTGCCGCTGCTGCCGGTGCGCTGGCGGGCGCGCTGGCGGGTGCGCTGGCGGGCGTGGGCGCTGCGGCCGGTGCCGGGGCGCTAGCCTCGGACGGTGGCGGTGCAGCAGCCGGCGCAGGCGTCGGCGCAGCAGCCGGCTCGGCAGACTCCGCGGCGGCCACCAGCGCTGCATCGGCAGCTTCGGTTTCCACACGGGCCTGATCGAGCAGCTTGCTTTCGGCTTCGTTGAACTCGGCTCTTGAGTCTTCCATGAACGTGATCCTTTTGACCCTCGGCCATTCGTACGGGTGGCAACCCGAGGGCACTCGACCCCGTGAGGGGCTTGGTGCCACGTCCCGCAAGCTCCACAGGCGAATCGAGGGACGACTCCGAACGCCTGGCATCCGCTTAGTTACGCGTCGAATAAGTTGCGGCGACTCATCGACGGCTTGGTGATGGCGATTGTGTTGCGCGCTCGGTGAACAGGGCAAGTGCACCGTGTCAACTGTCAATCCCGACAGGTGCGCTTCTCGCATAAGTTGCCCGCAACGCGCTGGGTGCAGACAATGCGCACTCACTCATCGCCCCTGGAGCGCCCCACCACCATGGCTACGATCATCGGATGGATCGCCGACTGGGACATGCGTGCCCGCCTAGACGCTATTTTTCAGCAAGGACGAACCATCATGGCTGCACTCGACACCCTCACCGCCGAAGTCTCGGAAGCGAAAACGATCATGGAGTCTGCGGTAACGGCGATCACCGGCTTGAAGGCCAAGCTCGACGAGGCCATCGCCAGCGGCGACCCGAACGCCCTCACGGCGCTGTCGGCCGCGCTGGACGCCAGCGGCAATGCCCTGGCAGCGGCGATCTCGGAGAACACCCCGGCGGCACCGGCGCAGTCCTGATCACCACACCGCGCCGTGATCAACCTGCTCGTCTCGCTGCTCATCCTCGCCATCGTGGCGGGGCTGCTGTGGTGGGCGATCACGATGCTGCCACTGCCCGCACCGTTCGCTCAGATCGTGCGGGTGGTGTTCGTGCTCATCATCGTGCTGGTGCTGCTGGGCGTGCTGTTCGGCAACGTGCAGGTGCCGGTGCTGCGGCTGTAGCCCACGAGGCGACGCCACAAAAGGGAAGGCCCCCGAGTGATCAGCTCGGGGGCCTTCTTTCATTGCAACGAGGTTGCAGTTTGTCTTCGCATCGCACACTGGCACGGCTTGGCGTCGTGGGCAGACTATAGGCGCTGCTGCCAGCGCGTTCAACCCGCCGGCCAGACTCCCCACACCTCCTGCACCGCCCGAAAGCGTGTGATCTGCACGGCAGGTTTTTGCACAACTGCAAACGCGCTGCGAGCTAGCAAGCGCCCCAGCGCCTAGTATTTCGAGGTGTCTATCCACACCCTAACCAGACTGTGATTCGAATGCGTGCTGCCCTTGCCCTTGCCCTTGCCCTTGCCCTCATCGCCACCCTCACCGCCTGCGCGCTGCCTCAGCGCCTGTGGGACAAGCCCGGTGGCACCCGCCAGGAGCTGATGCGTTCGCACTCGGGGTGCCTGGCGCAGGCCGGCTACGGCAATTCGGGCCGCTCGATCAACGAGATGGGCACGCGCGACGCGATCTACACGGCCTGCATGGAAGGCGAGGGCTGGACCGAAGCGCGGCGCTAGGCTCAGCCGAACGCGGCCAGCAGCGCCAACGCGTAGGCCCCGCCGGCGATCGTCGCGGCGAAGTCGAGCCAGTCCACCGTGTGGTGGGTGATGTCGCCCTGGTCGAAGCACTCCTTGCTCGCGGCCACCGCCAGCACCAGCAGCGCGCCGACCACCAGGCGCTGCAACAGCGGGGCCTGCACCAGCCAGCCGGCCAGGTACACCGCCAGCGCGATGGCCGCCCCCGCCAGGTGGTGGGCGATCTTGTCGCGGGGCATGCTGACAGGCATGGTGGTCAATCGAAAGGGATGTCGGGCAGATAGATTGTCTTGCCGCCCAGCTCGTGCGTCGAGTCTTCGCAGTAGCTGATGGCGCCACCGGTCACGTAGTAGTGGCAGATCCGCTCGATCGGCTCGTCCTTGCCGTCGATCGTGGTCCACGGCATCGTGTGCTTGACCGAGGGGTAGAAGGTCGGCTTGATGCGGTCCCCGTTCCAGCTCCAGGACCCGGCGCCGGCCACCTTGACCGGGTGCAGCGCCGCGCATCCCGGGCACCAGTGCATCAGCAGCCCCGGCATGCCCTCGTGCAGCTTGGGCGACAGACGCCGGCCCATCGTCGCGTGCTTCTTCTGCTCCATGGCCTGGCTCCTACAAGATGGCTTGGATGAAGCGCTGGAGCTGCTCGCGCGTGAGCACGATGTGCTCGCCCTCGCGGATGGCGCCGATGCGGCGGATCAGCTTGGAGCACTGCGCGCCGTTGATGGACGAGCCCACGTAGCGCGTCACGTCGTGCATCGTCTCGAGCGTCATGCGCACGCGCGGCGGCGGTTCCACGATCGCCCCGAGCTGCTGCGCGATCTCGACGATGCGCTCGATCGTCAGCGCCTCGGTCATGCCGTCTCCTTGATGCCCAGCAGCAGGCAGAACCGCGCGAACTGGGCGTGCGTGAACGTGACGCGGTCGTAGGGCACCTGCACCACGCTGGCCCCGGCGTTGCGCGCGTGGCCCATGGCCCGCTCGCCGAGCCCGGCACGCACGCTGTTGGCGAACGCCTTGAGCTGATTGGTGCGAAAGCCTACCTGGTCGTACGGCGAGGGGCGCACGTCGGCGCCGGCAGCTCGGGCGCGCACCATGCGCATGTCGGCGCTGTTCATTGCATCGCCTCGGCCAGGGCCTCCTGGATCAGCCGCTGCTGCTGGGCGTCGGGGTCCGCCGGCTCGGGCTGCTCGGCGTGCGCTTGCTGCATCGACGCCATCGCCAGCCCGTGGCCCAGCTCGACCACCTTGGCCTTGTTCAGCGCGGTCTTGCTCTTGGTCTCGTCGACCTCGGCGGCCTCCTTCTCCATGGCGAGCTGGCCGGCGGCCTCGGCCATCGCAGCCTGCTTTTGCTGCTGCTCGGCCTGCTGCTGCTGCGCGGCTTGCGCGGCCTGGCGGTCGCCCGCCGTCGGCAGACCCAGCACCCGGCGCACGTCGTCGGCGCGCTCCATGCGATCGGGCAGGTCGGTGGCTTCGATGAAGCTCGGCGCGAGCACCGCGGCGGCCTGCGGGCTGGTCTGCGCCAGCGCCTGCACGATCTGGGCAATCTGCTGCTGCTGCTGCATGCGGAACGCGGGCGTGGCCGGCACCTCGCCCAGGCCCACGCGCACCGGCGCATCCTCGACGTTGTTGATCAGGGCCTGCTGCTGCGGGTCCCACGCGTTGAGCACCACCACGCGGCGCGAGCTGCCGCGGCCGAGCTTGACCGGCAGGTTGGGCACCATGTGATCCTGCACGATCAGGTCCACCAGGTTCTCGTAGACCATGCGGCGCGAGTGCCGGTAGTTGTCGTTCAGGTCGTTCATGGCCACCGCGCCCTGCTCGATGAGCAAGCTGTTGGCGATGCCGCTGGTGACTCCGGTCTGGGCCTGGCCGAGCTGCGAGCCGTACACGCCCGGCACGTCCTGGATGAGCTGCTTGTCGTCGCCCATCACCGCGATCTGCTCCTTCTGGAGCTGCAAGTCGCTGGTGACCCTGATGCCGTCGCCGTGCTTGCGGTTCGCATCCAGCACCACCACCAGGTCGGGGCGCATCACCCGGTCGGCGATCTCGGCCAGCGTGTTCGCCTTGGTGTCCAGCGCGTCGTTGTCGACGTAGATCTGGCGCGCCTTGAGCATCCACTCGATGCGCAGCCGCCGGCGGTTGTAGCCGTCCTGCGGCGCGATCATGCCCTCGACCAGACCGTAGGGGCTCAGGTCCTCGTCGTCGCGGTAGGCGAAGAACGGCACGTAGGGGAAGTTGCGCCGCGTCGTGCCGTGGTCCAGCAGCCGGTGGGGGCCGGCGAACAGCGCACAGCGCACCTGGCGCGTGAGACAGCGCTGCACCCGCACCTGGTTGGTGGCCACCGCCTGCACGTGCGCCGGGTTGGCCTGGTTGAACAGCACCCGGCGCGTGGGCGAGAGGAACATCACCACGCCCATGGCCGGCACCTTGTACCAGATCTCATACAGCTTGATGCGCTTGCGCGCCCCGTCGTACCACTCCGAGCGGCGCTGGTAGACGTTGAAGCGGTGATCGTCCTGCCAGTGCTGGATCATCGCCTCGTCGATGGTGTTGTCCCACGTGAAGCCGCTCCAGCCGTTGCTCACCTGGCGCAGCAGCCGGCGGAACTGCGGCATCGCCGCCTCCAGCTCGTCCAGGTCCTGCCAGCGCTTCCTGGCCACCCAGCGCGCGCCGCGGATCATCAGGTCCGGGTCGTGCCAGTCCCACCACATCTCGTCGCGGTGCACCTCGGCCACGCGGTACGGGTAGTCCAGCGGGTCGGCATTGCGCGCCACCTCGACCCAGCCGATGCCCGGCCCCACCTGGCCGAAGTAGGCCTGGCTCACCGCCATGTCGGCGTACGTCTCGCGCTGCGCCTCTTTCAGCCGCGCGTTGAGCACGTCGCACACGTCGGCCACCTCGTCGTCGTCGGCCTCGATCTTCACGTCGGTGCGTGCCTTGGCCTCCTGACCGCACACCGAGCGGATCACCCGCCCGATGAGGTTGATCGGGCGCACATCGCCCAGCCCTTCCGCGCGCGCCGCGCTCTCCTGCTCGGGCGTGAACTGCTTGCCGTCGACGTAGGCGGCGGCCAGCGTCGAGCGGCGGCGCCAGTCGGGCTGATCCTCGCAGTCGGCCACCAGCGAGCACAGCCGCGTGAGGTTGAAGCCGTCCTTGGCCTCGTCGTAGATGCTGTGCCGGTCGGGCGTGTCGTCGGCGATCGGCGTGAGCGGCGGGCGCCCGAGCACGCGCGGGTTCAGCTCGGGCTGGAACTGCGGGGGCTGCTGCTGCTCGGGCGGCGGGGTCTGCGGTCGCATCGTGGAGCCCGCGGCCAACTGCGGGGGCAGCGCCATCTGCTGCGCGCTGACGGGGGGCTGCTGCATGGGTCCCATGTCGTTCTCCTTCACGTCTCGTCGAACGGGTTGTCGTCCGGGTCCAGCCCGAGCATCAGCACGCGCATGTCGCGCAGCGCATGGCGCGACAGCGAGTGCCCTGGCTTGTTCTTGAAGTCGGGGATGGGCGTGATCGGCGTGCTCGCCAGCTCGTCGCGGTAGGCCCAGCCCACCAGCTCCACCAGGCGGTTGCTGCGGTCCCAGATGTGGGCCAGCACGAACACGTCGGCGTCGAGCTTCTCGCGCTCGTGCACCGCCAGTGCATCGGGCATGCTCGTGCGCGTCTTCACGTCCAGCAGCAGGGTGCGCCCGTTGCGCCTGACCCTGAACTCGGGTTCATGGCCTGGCTTGCCGTCGGTGGCCACGCTGTGATGGCACACTGCGCCGAACGAGCGCGCCCAGCGCAAGAATGCCAGCTCGCCGAGCCAGCCGATGCGGTAGCGGCCCTCGTGATAGATCCCGGTGGCGCTCGGGCGCTGGTTCATGGCGGTGGCGTCGATCTCTTGCTGCCAGCGCTCGGCGCGCTCGCGGTCCCACTCGGTGAGCAGCACCGGCACGCTGCCGACGTAGCTGCGGGTGCCGAAGCAGCCCGGGTGCAGCGCGACGACGTTGGTGCTCACGCTGCGGCCTCGTAGCCCATGCGCTGGCGAAAGCCCACCACATCCATGGCCCGGTCGGACTGCGTGCTCGACATCACGTAGGCGCCCTCGCCCGCTCCGAGCAGCATGTACTGGCCCGCCTCGCACGGGTGGCTGTACTTGTTCTTGTCGGGCAGGTCGCGGTAGCGCTCATCGCCGGCCACCTTGACGCGCTTGTAGGCGTAGCCGCCTTGCAGGCCCTTGCGCGTGACGCGGCAATCGGGGTGGATCAGCAGCCCGGGCTCGCCGTCGATGTACCTGCGCATGGGCGCGCTGAACGCCTCGGAGCGCAGCACGAAGTCGTTGTTGCCCGGTGCCGGGCTGGCCTTGATGTTCTTGTGCGCCAGGAGCTGGAAGGCGGTGCGCTCCTCCACATCGCCGGCCTGGCGCTGGTCGCCCGCCGGATCGCCGTAGATCCCCAGCAGCGGCCAGCCCAGGTAGTGGCGCTGCATGAACAGGTTCACCTCGTCGGCGAAGCGCAGGATGCCGGTGTTCTCGGTCACCAGCTCGTGGCGGATGCGCCACTGGCCCGCCAGGGTCTGCTGGCCCACCAGCAGCGCCGGGGTCAGCCCGAAGTCCATGCCGGCGTAGATCCCCAGCTCGCGCACCAGCTCGAACTCGTGGCACATCGTGCTGTCGCGATAGTCCGGGTACACCGCCTTGCCGTCGGCCACGAACCCGTACTCGTTGGCCAGGTTGACCAGAATCCAGCCCTCGTCCTTGCCCTGCGCGCCCTTGGTGTAGTAGTCGCGCGGCAGGTTGCGCAGGTTCTCGGCCTCGGGGTTGGTGCGCCAGGGGCTGTCGCGCGTGTCGCGCATCACCCCGCCGGGCTGGCGGTAGAACAGCCAGCCCTCGGGCCGCTTTTCCTCGGCCATGCGGTAGTACCAATGGTCGGTGTCGGGCGCGTTGGTGTCGCCGAACATGCCGTACCAGGTCGCCTGCACCTCGCCCATCGGGTAGCGGCCCACGCGCAGGTCGCACATCTGGAGCACCGCGAACGGCAGCTCCTTGGCTTCGCTCAGCATCGCCGCGGTGAGCTGCATGCCGCGCAGCTTGCGCACGTGCTCCTCGCGGTCGAGCGCCAGGAACACCAGCTCGGCCTGCACCCGCGTGGGCGCGTCGCCCGGCCGCTCAGGCGGCAGCATGAAGTCCAGCGTGTGCTGCGGGGGCTCGCGTCCGCCGCTGCTCCAGTGCCCGAGCGGCTCGAACATCTCGAGCCAGTCCTTGGCGGTCGTGGAGAGCAGGTCGCTGTAGGTGTTGCGGATGGCGGCGATGCGCGTGCGCCGGATGCCGTTGAAGTCGGGCTTCTGATCGCACATGCACCGAAACGCCTTCCAGCATGAGGCGTTGGTCTTGCCCGAGCCCAGCGGTCCCATGATGAACGCGCGCTGGCTGCGGTCTCGGATGTAGGCGTCGGCGATCGGCCCCTGCGGCTTGTAGCTGAACTCGATGCGCTGGTTGCCAGCGTCGAGCAGGGCGCCAGACATCGTCGTCATGACTGCGTCACCTCGCCGTCGGTGATGAAGCCGTGCCACTGGCACCCACCGGTGAGCAGCACCGAGCGTGCCCCGCCGTTCTCGCCTTCGAGCGTCAGGTCGTCGAAGCTCGTGCCCAGCAGGCGCCAGCGCCCCGGGCCTGGCAGCGCGTCGTCGGGCACCCCGCGCGAGCGTGACCAGCAGATCACGCGGTGCGTGCCCACGCGGCCCTCGTTGGCCACGAAGCACTTCGGGCACAGGAACATCAGGCCCTGCGCTTGCTCCAGGCTGTCGGCGTGCGGCATCGCCATGTAGCCCGCACGCGCCTCGTAGCGCAGCAGCTCGGGGTCGAGAGCGCGCAGCTTCATGTTCACGCCGCCTCGCCCTCGCCATCGCCCACCAGCGACACCCACGGCACCACGGTGGCCTCCTCGGCAGGCGGCGCGTTGCGGCGCGGCGCGTCGGGATCGCCGCGGCCGGTGAAGTCGCGAATGATCACCAGCGGGCGGCCGTCGCTGCCCGCGGTGGTGTTCAGCCCGAACGCCTCGCGCTCCATGCCCACCAGCGTGCGCAGCGTCTCGGCCAGGTCGCGCATCACCTTGACTCGGCTCGGCAGGTTGCGCACCAGCATCGCCAGCTCTTGCAGTGCGCTGCGCATCTCGCCCTCGTCGAGCGAGCGCATCTCCGAGCTGATGCGCTCGAGGATCGGCTTGGCGCCGGTGACTTCCTCCAGCTCGGCCAGCATCGTGAAGGCCAGCTCGCGAGCACGCCCGATGTGCTTTCGGTGCGCTGTCTGGACGTGCGCCAGCACCTGCGCATTGACCTCCACGATCGCCGCTTCGGTCGCAGGAGGGGCCTTAACGTCCGCCTTCGGGGTTAACGCTGCCCTGTTAAGTTTCTCCTGCGCCTTGGCCTGAATGCGTGCTCTCAGGTCCCTGGGAATGCCCAGCTTGGTGAAGTGCTGGTGCACTGCTGCGCCGCTGACACCGAACTCCATGGCGATGGAGCGCACCGAGCGAATGCCTGTGCGCCACGCCAGCTCCATGCCTGCCCAGTCAGGCGGCAAGAGCTTGCTGGCTGGCTCCTTGGGCAGCTTGGGCTCAGGCTTGGGCGGTTTGGTCGCGCGCGCGTTCATGGGCGCGCAAGATATGCGAAAGCCCGCTTATGAAGCTGTGAAATAAGCGGGGCCAGACGAAGGGAGGAACGTCTGGCCCCGTAAAACCCCGGCGGCTAGGGAGTGAGGAGGAGACAGCCGCGATTCAAGGAGGAAATGCGCCGACCGGCGTCAGCACAGGCGAATCATGACACGCGGTGGTGCGCTCAGAAGTCCGCAACTGCCTCGTCTACCGGGGGGTGTGTTTCGAGGTGTTGCTTGCGTGGGCGGCCCACGGGTCGAGCGGCCACGCCCTCGGCGCGCAGCGCGCGTTGCAGGTTGCGCAGGTCGACTGCGAACTTGCGTGCGGCCTCGGCCGGCCCCATCCCCTTGTGGCACGCCTTGATGGCGCGTTCGACGTTGGCGGTGCGTGACATGGCCATCACGCCACCCACAGCTTGACGACGATCGCGGCGATGGCGCCCACCAGCGCGGTGAGCCCACCCATCACGGCAGCGCCGGCCAGGAACGGGATCACCACCGTCTCGCGCAGCACCTTGCGCGTCTCGGCGCGCAGCTTGTCGATTTCAGCGTCCATCTTGTCGATCTCCTTGGTGGTCTTGTGTTCGGCCAGGCTCAGCGCCTGGGTCATGTCTGCCTGCCGAAGAAGGCGCGCTGCGCCAGCACGGCAGCGCTGTAGCGGCGCACCGCGATGTCGAACGCGTGCTCGGCGTTGCCGAACCCGCGCGTGTTGGCGCCCCACGCGTCCGACAGCGCCAGCGCCATGCGCGTGAGGTGCAGGTACGCGCTCTCGATCTCGCTGACGATGGCGCGCAGCTCAGCGCCGGTGTCGATGGTGGTGGTGTCGTTCATGCGACCCCCAGGTACAGGGCGAACACGGCGCCGGCCGCGAACGCCAGGGCCGTGACCACGAAGGGATACCAGCGCGCCTCGGTGATCTTTTTCATGCGGCCTCCTTGGCGGCCTCGAAGCGCGCGTCGTGGTAGATCTCGCCCGAGCGCAGGTCGAGCATCGTGCCCGTGGTGCTGTTGATCACGATCGCACCGGGCACGCCGACGGCGCGGTAGTAGCCCCCGCCGTGCGCGGTGCAGTCGAAGTACACGCCCATGCGGCACGGGAACGTCGACGTGCGGCGGCGCACGATCGCAGCGAACTGGCGGGTGGTGGTGCTCACAGGGCGACTCCCGCTTCCTTGCGCTCGAGCACCCAGTCGTCGTACTGACCGTACTCCACGTAGGCGTCGGAGCCGTACACCGGGCGGGCCTGGTCCCAGTGCTCCAGGTTCACCGCGCCACCGGCCTCGACGATGGCGCCCAGCAGCTTGGCGGCCTGCTCCAGCGCGTGCGCGCGCACGTCGGTGAAGCAGTTGTAGCCCTCCTCGTCCTGGTCGACCTCGCAGCCGACCCAGCGCAGCTTGTGCGCCCAGCGCTCGCCGCGCTCGTTTGTCATCGTCACGTAGTAGTTCTCGGCGATGAACGGGTGGCCATCGTCCCTCTTGCCCGCCTCGTACGCGTCGCTGGCGATGTCGAACTCCCGCTTGCCCTCGGGCGTGTCGATCACCACGCTGCGATCCACTGCTGTATCCATTCGCTTGTCCCTTGTTGCCGGGGCACGATCGCCCCACCCCAATAATATGGCATCACGCCATATTAAGTAAGGCCAACGCGCCATATTTTCGCACGTCGGGCCTCACTTGTTCACGGGGGGGGTCAGCGGCAGGGCACCAGCACCGTGTCGTCGGGGTCCACGCCGTTGGCGATGGCCATGGCGCGGTAGTCGGCGTGCAGCTCGTGGCCGCCGTCGTCGATCTGGTCCAGGTTCACCTTGTCGCGCGCCAGCAGAATGCGCAGCGCCAGGTTGTGCTCCGAGCGCAGGATGAAGCCCGCGCAGGTGGTGGCGTGCTTGACGCCCGACTCGTGGCAGCCGAACGTCTCCATGGCCTGGTCGTAGGCGATGTGGGCCGAGATCAGGAACGCTTGGGGCGGGAACTCGCCCACCGCGTCGACGCGCCAGGGGCACGTGGCGCAGGGGCTGCGCCGGTACGGGTACGTGTCGTCCTTGGTCTTCGGCGTCGACACCACCGACACCACCTGGTGATTCGGCCCGGCGGGGATGCGCCGGTCAATGTGAGACTTTCGCGTCATGAGCAGGCACCTCCTCCTCGCCCGGTGATCGTTTGCCACAGCAAGTGCAGCCAACTGACAATCTGCCACGCGCCTGCGCCCATCACAGCCACGAACAGGAACTCCACCGCTCCGCCTTGGCGAAAACGCAGCAGCTTCGCCTGCGCATCGCTGCGCGGCGGCTCGTCTGGGTAGTTCATCTTCTCAGTGCGCGGCGGCGCCGTTCCAGCCGACTAAGGTGCCCAAGCGCTGGTTCAGCTCATGCACGCCACCGTGGACCTCGATCAGGTCCTTGGTGCGGGCCTTGACGATGTCGCACTGCGACTGCGTCAAGCGCTGGGTCATCACCACCACCGTGGCGGCGCGGTCTGCCTCGTCGCGCAGCTTGTCCTTGGACTCGTCGGGTGAGACGAAGCGCAGGCACAGGTGGCGATGGAAGCGTTTTTCGATCTCCACGTGCTGCAAGCCGCCCAGGCCCACCACCAGCACCGCGCTGCGCGGCGTGGACTGCACCACCACGCTCTCGGGGATGGCGGCCTGGGGGATCTCGATCGGCGCGGTCGGGCGCGCCAGCAGGTTCGCTGAGATGGCCTTGCTCAGTGCCTTGGTGACCGCGTCGCTCACGATCTCGGCCAGCGTGTCGACCAGCAGCTCGCGCAACAGCACCAGCCGATCGGCGCCGGCAGCGGCAGCGGCAACAGCGGGCACGGGGATGGGCACGGGGATGGGTGCGGGGATGCGCGGCGATACCGCCGCAGGAGCCGCAGCAGCCGCCAGGACCGGGGCGCTGGGCGTGATTTTGGGCGTGGGTAAGGGGGTAGTGGCGGGTGCGGGGGTTGCAGCCTCGCCTGTGGGCTCGTTGAGCACGTGCATCGGCAACGTCATCAGCGGCTCGTCGGCGGCATCCTCGGCCTGGTCCAGCTTGGCCTGCGCCGCGGCGATCAGCACCTCTTTCGTGTTCAGGCGCTCGAGCTTCTTGCGCTCTCGGTCGCGCTTGCGCCGCCGCTCCGTCAGCGCCGCCTCCGGCCACCAGTCCAATTGCGTGATCGCGACCAGCTTGTTGCGCTGTCGCTCGACGGGCAGCGCATTGATGGCGGCCTGTCGCACCGCTGCGACCTCGCTGTCCACGGCGCAATCGTCCAGCAGCTTGACTGCTTCGCGAACGATGATCGCCTTCTCTTCCTCGGTCCAGAACACCCTTGGGGTGCCATCTGACACATAACCGGTAGGCATGCTTTTTCTCCTTGAACGTGAAACTTCTCAAGCCGGGCGCTGGAAACGCCCGCGGATATGCACTGATCCCTCTCTCAGGGATGCGCATCAGCAGGGGCTCGCAGTTTTGGTTACTCCACCGTCGTCGTCGCAGTCGTCGGGTATAGACGACCTCGTCGCGCCCCGGGTCTGGCGCGTCACAACGTGGTGGTTTGTCTATCACGTGATTTGCAGTGTTGCAAAAGATGGCACGGCCCGTACTGTAGTTCACACTTGTTGCACCGCAATAGGCGCCGAGCGCACTAATTACCCGCATCGATGTAACTGCATTTTTCAAGAATCCCCGAGCATGTCGCCCGCCGCACCAATATCGGGAATATCGAGGCGGGCAATCTCGGCCCTAGCGATGAGTTCCTCGCCCGCACGCATGCGCTCGAAGTGAGCTAACACGGCGACTCGCACGGATTGCGGTAATTTGGCCCAGTCGATACCGGCCGGCGGCCCGGCCAGGTCGACATATCGTTTCGGGATGCCGCCATCGATCTCGACGTGCACCACGCCCGGGATCTTGGTCGCGCGCACGACGTAGACAGCCATGCGAGCCAGCATAGGCGACAAACGACAACGGCCCCGAAGGGCCGTCATCACACCTGGTGGTAAGTCGGTTCAGCCGTCGGGCGGGATCGACACCGCGAAGACCCAGCCGCAGCGCCGGCAGCGCAGGTGCAACTGGCGCGCGTGGCGCCCGAGCAGCATGCTCTCGCCGCTGCACGCCGGGCACTGCGTGTCGACCCTGTCGGCCACGTTGTCCATACCCGCTGCCACCGCGCTCGCCGTCGGGGGGTGGTCCTTGGGCTCGAGGCTCGCGATGTCTGCGGTGCTGCTCATGGTGCGCTGACCTCCGGTTGGTCGACTGGTGCGGCGAAGTTGACGCCCTGCACGCCGTACAGCCGCGTGATTTCTTCCTCTTCGAGCCGGGTGCGCTCCCACATCACGCAGCGCACACAGATGCCGAAGAAGTCGTCGCGGTTCCAGTGCTGCTCGAAGCGCCCGGCATCAGCGCCGCACACGCAGCACGTCAGCCAGCGCAAGGTGCCGCGCGAGCGCGTCATGACCGGCCTCGCAGCCCGTGGACCGGGCGGTTGTAGCCGAGTGCGTCGCGCTCGGCCTGGTCGGGCGTGCCGGCGTGAAAGCGCACCCACGCGTCGACCTTGGCCGGCGAGCCCCAGCACACCGAGGGCGCCACCTTGGACAGCCAGGCCATGTAGACCCGCAGCAAGCCGGCGTTGGTGCTGTCAGCGCGCGCGCAGGCATCGCACAAGTCGTTGCGCAGCACCGCGCCGAGAAAGCCGCTGCTTGGCAACTGGCCGCGCTCGATCCAGCGCGTCAGCGACTCGACCGCGCGCGCCGGCAGCGCTTCGAAGTTGTAGGGCTCGATCATCACACCATGTCCTCGCCCACCACGATGCCCACCGATTCGAGGATCAGCTTGGCTTCGAGCGGCAGGCTCATGATGCCGTCGTACTCGACCAGCTCGCGCCGGCCATCGGGCATCAGCTCGTAGGTCAGGCCGATGCCCTCGCCGGTTTCGAGCGCGGGGATGTCCCACTCGATGTAGCCGCGCAGCGGGTCGGCCTCGTCGTGGAACAGCTCCATCGTCGACTCGTGCTCGCCCAGCGCGCGCCCGCCCCAGGACCCGTGCTCGACCAGCGCCGTGGTGAACGTGCGCGTGGCGATCGGCTTGACGGTGGTGATGCTCACTTGCTGGCCTCCTTGCGCTCGCCGGAGCGGCGCGCCTTGTCCAGCGAGCGCTGCGCGTTGGCCAGGCGCACCTCGGCGCGCTCGACCGGGGTCAGGCCCTTCATCGCGGCCTTCTTCTGCGCCTTGGCGGCCTCGATCGCCTCGTCGGCGGCGATCACGTCGGCCAGGCCGACAGCGTGGGCGGCGGTGCTCAGAACGAGCGCGGCGCCCAGGGTGGTGAGTAATTTAAGCATGCAAGCATCCTTGGTTTGAAATGAGGAGATTTCATCGTATCACGCCGAATGACCCCGTTGGAATACCCCATCTCAGACATGAGCAGAAATTACGACGTCACGCAGCGGTGGCGACGCCAGCAGCGTGAGCTGCGCACGCTCCACGCGCTGGATGAAGGCCATCAGCCGCGCCCCGTTGGCGTCGGGCTCCATGCGTTCGAGCACCAGTTTGCGAAACTGTGCATCGTCGGCATACAGCAGCCCCTGCATCGCGTCGGACACCACTTTCTCGGCGTTGCCCAGGTCGATGCAGCGCACGCCGTCGTCCCACCACTCGCCCAGCTTGCGCTGGCGCGTGGCCCAGTCCTGCGGGCGGTGCGGGTACAGCCGGTAGCCCACCACCAGGCGGCCCGACAGCGGCTGGTAGATGCCGGCCTTCTTGGCGATCCAGCGGCACTCGTCGATGTACGCGTTGGCCTCGTGGGTGCGGTGCGTGACGGCACGATAGGCGCGCGTCTTCTTGTCGTAGTAGCAGCGGTGCGCCCAGTAGTCGTTGCCCGAGATCGGGTACGGCAGGCGCAGCACCAGCGTGCTCATGCCGGCAGCTCGAGGCTGCGTCGGCGCAGCCACTCGGCCATGGCGCCGATGCCCTCGACCGGCTCGCGCACCTGGAAGCGCGCCCCGAGGTGGCTGGGCAGCACCGTCACCGGCACGCCGTCGGGCAGCGCCGCGGGCGGTGTGCGTGGCGCAGGAGCCCAGCGCATGGGCGCGCCACCGCCACCGCCACCGCCGCCCCCGCCGCTGCTGCTGCTGCCCCCGCCTCGGACCTTGATCGCGCGCTTGGCTCGCGGCTCCACGTGCGGCTCGGGCTCGGGCTGCGGCTTGGGCTCGGGCTTGGGCTTGGGCGGTGGCATGCGCGCGAACTCGCGCTCGCGCTCCTCGGCGGCCACCAGCGGGCGGCCCACCTCCAGCGCCTCGATGTCGGTGAAGTAGCGACTGCGCCCGTGCACCATCAGCCGTGCCGTCAGGCCGCGCTCGACCATGCAGTGCAACGTGAAGTTGCAGGTGTTGGCGCTCATGTCGCAGACCTGGCGGATCTGCACTGCCGTCATGCCCTGCGGCGGCGCGCTGCGCAGCACCGCCAGGATCTTCTCGCGCTGGAAGGCCACGCGCGCGGCCGGCCCCTTGCTGGCCAGCACCTTGCGCGCCCACTGCACCGCCAGCGCATCCACCGCGGTGCCGGTTTGCGACAGGTCCAACAGGTGGCGCGCGGCCTGACGCATGCGTGAGTGCTGGTCGTTGGTCATGGTCTACAGCTCCTTTTGCTGTTGTGCCGGCAACGAGGCCAGGGATGTCTTCGACTGGCGCGCCCCGGGCTTGAGCAGCTCGTCCAGGTCGTAGCGCGTTTCCTCCCACCAGTCGAGCGTGGTCGGCTTGAACGCGAGCAGGCCGCTGCCCTTGGGGCCTTGGCGGTTCTTCGGCAGGTCCATGCCGATGAGCCAGATGCCCTCGTGCCGGCGCCACATCACCGGGAACAGCAGGATCACCGCGTCGGCGTCTTGCTCCAGGCCGCCGCAGTCCTTGAGGTCGCTCATGATCGGGCGCTTGTGCGGGCGCTCGTCGACGTAGCGCTTGAGCTGCGAGAGCACGACGACGGCGCAGTCCAGCTCCTTGGCCAGGCTCTTGAGCCCGCGGCTGATGATCTCGAGCTCCTGGTTGCGGTTCGGGTTGCCCTCGTCGGCGCCCTTGCACAACTGCACGTAGTCGACCACCAGCAGCCGCATGCCTGGCACGTAGCGCGCCTTCATGCGGATGTCGCCGATCGTCAGGTCGGCCTGGTCGTCGACGTAGGTCGGCAGGCCGGCCAGGATGTCGGTGGCCTCGCTCAGCGCGCTCCACTGCGCCTGCGACAGGGTGCCGGTCTGGATGCCCTCGTAGGGCACCTGCGCGACCATCGCCAGCGCGCGGTCGCCCACCTCGCGCTTGGGCATCTCCTGGGACAGGATCAGCGATGTCACCGCCTCGGTGGCGCGCGCCAGTTGCAGCGTCCACCACTGCGCCAGCGCGCTCTTGCCCACCGAGGGGCGCGCGCCGACGAAGTAGACCCGGCCCGGCCGGAAGCCGCCCAGCAGCAGCCGGTCGAGCACCCCGAGGTGCGTGCTCCAGCACTCGGGGCCGTTGCCCTCGGCGACGTTCTGCACCGCCTCGAGGCAGGCCGCGGCCACGCCGCGCATGGACACCGGCATCGAGCGCACCTGGTGGCGCGACAGCGCCGAGAACTTGCCCTGGATGGCGTCCAGCTTGGTGGCCATCGAGCCGGTGCCAAGCGCCATCGTCAGCGCCTCGTCGCAGGCAAACCGCAGCATCCGCTCGCCGTGGCGCTCGCGCACGATCTCGGCGTAGCGGCGGATGTTGGCCGCGCTCGGCACCGACTGGGCCAGCGCGTTGAGGTAGGCCAGGCCGCCCGAGCGCTCGCCTAGGCCACGCTCGCGCAGCTCCTCGAACACCGTGATCACGTCGGCCGGCTTGCCCGCGGCGATCAGCCCGGTGATGACGCCCCAGACGAGCGTGTGCTGCTGGGAGAAAAAGCTGTTCGCCTCCAGCACCCCGGCGATGCGGTCGTGGGCCGCGTTGTCGAGCAGCAGGCCGCCCAGCACCGACTGCTCGGCCTCGGGGCTCCAGGGCACGCGCGGCGTGTCGAGCAGGGCCGGATAGCCGCCGGCGCCGTCGTCGGCCTCACGCGGGACGAAGCGCGCCGTCATGCCTGCCACCAGGCCCACAGCGCCAGCGTGTGCCAGGCGATCACCGCCAGCAGCGCCAGCGCCACCAGCGCGCAGCCGACGGTGCCCCGCCGCGAGGGTTGCCAGCCCAGGTGCTCACGCTGCCAGCGCTCGCGCTGCGCGGCCCCCGCGGTGTCTTCCCACCAGTCCAGCGCCGAGGGGTCCACCTCGCGCAGCGTGTTGGCCGGCAAGCCGTTGAGCGGTGCGCGCCGAAACCATTGCCTCGAACGGTAGTTCATCACGATGCTGCCTCCAGGGCCAACAGGGCTTGATCGGGAACGCTGGGCGGGGGTGCCGGCAGTGCCGGCGGTTCGTCGGACGCTGGCACCTGGGTTTTCTCGATCACCTGCTTCATGCCCCGCTCGCTCATGAGGAAATCGAAGTCGCAGCGCCAGTTCGCATGCTCGCCGTCGCGCCGCCCCTCCCCCATCAGGAACGGGTTATGCGATGCGCGTTCGAAGTATTGGCCGATCCAGGCGAGCGCCTCTTCGGCGTTATTGGCGCGGCGTGTGCCGTCCCTGCGGATGCTCGTGAGGGGGAACGCCCAGAACTTGCGCATCAGCGCGTGGCGTCGGTCGTTTTCGAGGACCACGCGCGGCAGCATCGGCAGGTGCTCGTGGTACAGGGCGATGATGGCCTTGTACGGGCAGGGCAAGAGCCCCGGTTTCGGCTCGGCCGTTTTCTTGGCCTTCCTGGCTGGCTTCGGGGGCGCTTCGCCATTCGCCATATTTCCCCCATTCGCCATATTTCCGGGGGTCCCGGCGGTCGGCGCCAGCGGCGTCGACGAGGACCCGTTAGGGTCCGATAGGCTGTTGAATTCCTGCTCCTGTTCCTGTTCCTGTTCCTGTTCCTGGTTCGGTGAAGGCATAAGGGAAGGCTTAGGGGAAGGCTTAGCGGAAGGCTTTCGCCAAGACTTGTCGAAGGCTTGCCCGAAGGCTTCGCCGACCGCATGAATGCTCACTCTTAGCGCATCGTACGCGGTACGTTTCAGGGCGCATTCGGGCACCAAATCGAACTCCGCGCCCCAGCTTTTGACCACGTTCGGCGAGGCCGGTGGATTATGGCGAATGGCGTTCGGCAGCCACACCAGGCGGGCCTCGAAGTCGGCTTGCGCCATGCCATAGGCGAAGGCTTCCCGAAAGGCTTCCTGGAAGCCTTTCAGCGGCCAACCCAGGTCTTCGGCCATCGCCGCCGGGCCGGCGCAGATGAGCCCGGGGATCTGCCCGGTGCGCGGGCCGACCATCAGGTACAGCCACAGCCCCTGCCCGCACGGCGGCAGCTTGGACAGGGCGCGAAAGCGCTCGTCGCCCCACGTGCGTACCTCGACCTTGCGGTAGCGCCCCGGGGGCTTGGCCGCCGGGGCCATCTCGGCCGCGCTCATGACCGCACCCACTGGGTGATGAGCTGGCGGTGCACGTTGCGCAGCGTGGCGCGAACCTGATCGTCGGTCTTGACCACCAGGCGCGCGCTGGCGGCGCGGTTGATCACGCCGCCCCAGGCGCGCCGGTCGACGGGCACCGGACAGCCGTGCTCCTCGGCGACGATGCGCATTCGCTCGGCGGTGACGGGGGTGCCCGACGACAGGCCGGCCAGGTAAGCCTGTGCATGCATCCAGGCGATCTCGGACCAGCGCGTGCTGGTCGTCGTCTCGATGTGGATAGGCAGGGTGTCGAAGTCGAGCGGGATCTGTTCTTGTGACATCGCCGGCCCCCGCGTCACGACTCGGCGTTGGCGGCAGTCTCCGCGGCCTGCTCGGCGCGCAGGCGCTCGATCTCTCGGAACCACCTCGGCCGCTTCGCGCGCAGCAGCGTCTCGTGCTTGGCCGGCAGCATGCCGATCCAGTGGTAGGTGGTGATGGTGGCCACGCCCAGCAGGGCGGCGAGCTTGTCGCGCCCGCCTGCTAGCTCGATTGCAATCGCTGTTTCCATGGTGCCCTCGAAACGCACCTTTCGGGTGCTCGATTTTCTGCTCATGTCTAAAAAGACCCCGTACGTTGCTGCCCACTGCGTGGCAACCCTTACGGGGACTCCCCTGGTTAGGTCACAGTTCTAGGCATTCGACATCCAAGTTGCAAGCAAATTTATATGCTGTTGCGGATTCGTGCAGGTCGCATATGCTTTCGTTTCGCTCAGTCGCGGTTGCATGTTGGCAAAAAGACACCCATAATTCTGCTCATCTCAAACCACGACGTTTTGCAGCGTCTTCCCTCTCAAAATGGACTCGAACCTTCACCCACTCTTCGCGGAAATACTCGTTTCTCACGGGATTTGCGCGCCCCAAAACGCCCCGCCCAGCGCCCTCGCCGAGGACCGCCGCGCGGCTTACATCTCGTCGCTCGAGCGGCACGACTGGTCGTATGACTACAGCGACGATCACCGCGTCTGGGGCGAAGGCCGGCGCGAACGCGCGCACCTGGTGGCCGAGCGTTTGGCTATCGATGCCGACGCCGCGATCTGGAACGCCCACTGCCCGGCGGACTACGCGATCGGCGGTGTGCAATGAGCGCCGTCGTCGACCAAGCCGCTGCCCCGGCGGCCCCCACCGGGCCGACGCTCGATCAGATACAGGCGCTGCTGATCAAGCTGTTCGAGCGCGACCGCGCGATGCGCACCAACCGCGCGCCGCTGTTCCCCTCGGACCCGGCCAAGCTGCCCGCGCTGTTCGCCGCGCTGGCCAAGGCGCAGGGCGCGTTCCCCCCGATCGCCAAGAACCGCCACGTGCAGATCCGCCCGCGCGACAAGCCGGCCTATGAGTTCGACTTCGCGGACCTCGACGGCATCTTGCAGGCGGTGCGCCCGGCGCTGTCGGCCAACGGTCTGGGCATCGCGCAGCCGATCGTGCCCGACACCGAGGGCAACTCGTGGCTCGTGACGCTGATCACGCACGGCGACGGCGGCATCCTGGAGTCGCGCATCCCGGCGCCGAGCCCGACCGAGGACCCGAAGATCTACGGCGGGCTGATCACCTACATGCGCCGCTACATGCTGTCGTCGGCGCTGTGCATCGCCGCCGACGATGATCTCGACGACAACGGCAACGAGCCCGGCGAGCGCACCACCACGCGCAACCCGCCGGCGCCCGCGCCCGCACGCAAGAGCGCCAGCGCCAGCGCTGCCAACGCCGAGCCCGCACCCGCGGCTGCGCCTGGCCCCGCGGCGGCCACCGGCGGCGACCTGGTCGGCGAGGGCCAGCTCGCGAACCTGCGCGTGAAGATCAAGGCGCTGGGCCTGGACGCTGACGCCGTCACCGCGATGCTGGTGCGGCTCAAGGTGGCGGCGATCGACGCCAAGATGACGCAGGCCGAATGGAAGCTGGTCAAGGCCGAAGTCGAGAAGGCCGCCCGGTGAGCGCCGTGCCCGCCACCGTCACACCGCTGCGCCGCCCGGCCGCCTACAACCCGGCGCTGCTGGAGTTCGACCAGGAGCACCACCGCTACCTGTACGACGGCGTGTCGGTGCCCAGCGTGACCCAGGTGCTGCGCGAGCTGCACCCGTTCGCCGGTGTCTCGCCCGACGTGCTCGAGGCCGCGGCCGAGCGCGGCACGCACGTGCACCAGGCGTGCTGGTACTTCGACGAGGCGGACCTGGACGAGGACGAGCTGACGCCCAAGGTGCGCGGCTACCTGCAAGGCTGGAAGCGCTTCACGCTGGACGCTGACCCGATCTGGTCGGCGATCGAGAAACCGCTGTTCCACCCGCTGCTGCGCTACGCCGGCACGCCTGACCGTTTCGGCGAGCTGACGATCAAGGGGAGACACATCCCGCTCGCTCAAGTCGACATCAAGACGGGCCTGGACGCACACCCCTGCTGGGGCGTGCAGACCATGGCCTACAACCACGCGGCCGGGTGCCCCGATGCGCCCCGCTTCACGGTGCAGCTCCGCGAGGACGGCACCTATCGGCTCCTTCAATGGGAAGACGCGCAGGACTGGCCTGTGTTCGTCTCCCTGACCACCCTTCGAACCTGGAAACTGAGGCACAAGCTATGAGCGCTGTTATGACGACCGATCTGAGCACCCCCAACGCGGCTAACGACGAGCTGACCATCGAGATGGGCCTGGTGGCCAAGAAGGCCGCCCCCGACGAGGCGCGCAACCAGCGCCGCGCCGCGATGTTCCTGGCCACCGTCAACGAGCTGGCGATCGTCACCCAGGACGACTACGACATGGCGGTGGAGGAGCTGAAATCGCTCAAGGCCGCCTGGGATGACATGGAGGCCGATCGCACCAGCTTCACCAAGCCGATGAACGAGGTGCTGGGCAAGCTCAACGCGCGCTTCCAGCCGCACTTGAAGACGCTCAAGAGCGCCGAGGAGATCGTCAAGGGCAAGATCTCCACCTGGCTGACCGAACAGGAGCGCCTGGCCAACGAGACGCGCCAGGCCGCCGAGCGCCAAGCCGAAGAGGAGCGCGAGCGCATCGCTCGCGAGGCCGAGGTGCTGCGCGAGCAGGCCGCCAGCACCGGCGACATGGCCCTCGAAGCGCAGGCCATCGCCCTCGAGCAGACCGCCGAAGTCGTGATCGCGCAACCCGCTCCCGTCACGGTCTACAAGGGCGCTGGCATCAGCACCAGCAAGACCTACGACTTCGAGCTGACCAGCATGTTGGAGCTGGCCACGTTCATCGTGACCAAGCGAGCCGACCTGATCGTGCTGCTGGGCATCGACAGCGTGAAGATGCGCGCGCAGGTGAAGATGATGGGCGCTAAGACCGACCTGCCCGGCGTGCGCGTGTTCCCCAAGACCGGCGTGACGGTGCGGGGCTGACCATGGGCGAGCACGCTGAAATGCGGCTCGACGGCACGCTGTGCGAGCAGTGCGGCGAGTTCATCGGCGGCACCGCCTTCGATGTGCCGCTGCTGTGCAAGCGCTGCGCCACCGAGCTGGGCCGCGAGGGCGCGGTGATCCAGCGCTTGGGCAAGCACTACCAGAACGTGACGCCGGTGAGCCCGGCCGCCAAGCGCGCCGCCGCCAGGCCCGCCGTCGTCGACAAGGTTGCCTGCCCGATCTGCCTGCGCCGCGTCAAGGCGGTGGGCCTGGTGCAGCACCAGCACGACGCGCATCCACTGGTGCCCTTCGACGCCCCGAAATGAGCTGAGCAGGAGATGTCATGATGTTGGTGCGGCGGTTCGTTTTCTACAGCGCGGTGGACTGGCAGAAGTTCATCGCGTTCATGAAGGCGAACCTCGCGCCCATGGCGGCCCAGGAGCGCTGGCTCCAGGCTGTCGTTTCCGAGTACAAGACGAGCCGATCCCTCGAACAGAACGCCTATATGTGGGTCGGCATTTTGGAGCCCGTGGCCGAGCAGTATTGGGCCGCCGGGCGGCGCTACAGCGCTGAGGTTTGGAATGAGCAATTCAAGGAAGAGTTTCTACCGGACGTGTGCGCAAGAGGCATCGACAAATGGCAGTACCTGCCCAAGGGGGACCGTCGTTTGATGATGAGCACCAGTGATCTGAACAAGGCCGAAATGACCTTGTACCTGCAACAGATTGCCGCCTACGCGGCCACCGAGCTGGGAGTGCACCTCCCGGCAAACCCACGCGACCTGTGAAGGCCGCACCACCCTTGAAAGCCATCCATGCAGCAATTCAGCCTCCCCGAGTTCACCCCCGCCCAGGTGACCAAGATCAACAAGCGCGTCGAGCAGCACGGCGACGAGACCGTGCACGCCAAGGACGTGTTCTGGAAGATCTCGGTGCCCAACTCGCAGCTCGACGACTGGTTCGGCCCGGACGTGCGCCACAGCTTCTACGAGCTGCCGACCAGCGCCACGATCGAGGGCGTGCCCGAGAAGACGACCGTGCTGCGCACCGATCGCCTCGAGCCGCCGTTCAAGCTGGTGTTCGAGGGTCTGGGCTACCACTTCACGGTCGACCGCGGGCGCGGTGATGAGAAAAGCTGCATCGACCTGTGGGGCGTGGACGTGAACAAGATGCGCGTCACGCCCCTGGCCAGCGGCTGGTGCGACATCACGTTTCGCACCCAGATGTCGGGCCTGGAGGGCAAGCTGCTGGGCCTGATCGACGAGCTGGACGGCCACGCCGTGAAGATCATGGCCGAGCCCTCGGCGATGCGCGACGAGGCCGACGGCGATGGCGATGGCGACGCCGCCGGCGACGGCGATGGCGACGGCGATACCGATGGCGACGCGCAGACCGAGACGCAGCCCGAGGCCGGCGACATCTTCGCCGCGCAGCACGGCGAGCAGGCCGCCACCCACGCCGACCAGGCCGGTGCGCCGGTGGCCGCCAAGAAGGCCAAGGGACACAGTTTCAAGGCGCGCGCTGCGGCGGCGCTCAAGAAGGCGGCGGCCAGCAAGCCCGCCGCCGGGCAAACCGCGCGCCCCCATTGAGCGCGGTGCACTAGGCAGGAGAACACCAATGACCAAGCTCATCGCGCCCACTGTCGGGCGCAAGATCTACTACCGCCCGTACCCCAACGAGCGCAGCTCCGACCACGCGCAGCCCTTCGACGCCTCGATCGCGCACGTGATCGACGACGACACGATCGTGATCTCGGTGGTCAACGACATCGGCTATCCGATGACGCCCAAGACGGTGACGCTCGCGCACGGGCGCGAGGCCCGCTACGGCGAGTGCTACTGGATGGACTACCAGATCGGCCAGGCCAAGCACCACTACGCCGCGGCACCGCCCGCCGCCGACCCGCCGGCCGCCGCCTGACCCGCCCACCACCAAGGAGGAGAAGAACATGAAGGCTCTTTCGAACATCGCCCTGACGCTGACGCCCGAATCGACCCAGGTTCATGGCTACGGCTACGACCCGGCGAGCCGCACCCTGGCGGTGGAGTACAAAACCAACTTCTCGGACTGCACCTACCACTACCTGGAGGTGCCGCGCGAGACGGCCGACGCCCTGGCAGCGGCCAGCTCCAAGGGAAGCTACATCTACAAGCACGTGCGCCACAAGTTCGAGTTCGAACGCTGTGGCAAGGAACAAAAGGAGGCCCGGGGCCTTGCCGCGGAGTGACGCGATGGCGACCCCTTTCGACGTACGGACCCAGGGAGCAGTGACCGCCGAACCCCACAACGGCGGCATCGAGTTTCAAACCCCCACCGGGGGCGAGGACGATGAATTGAAGAAGAAGGGCAAGCGCGGAGGCGCGCGCAACACCGGCAAGACGATCGAGGGCAACAAGAGCGGCCTGGCAGGCATCACGTTCCAACGTCGACCGAGCACCAAGCGCGGCGAGACGGCGATGCTGCTGTACGTGTGCACGTCCTGGACCGTCAAGGACAAGCACGGCAACCCCAAGATCAACAAGAAGACCGGTCTACCGATTGCGAAGCGCACCACCTACTCCATCAAGCGCCACGGTGCAGACCGCGCGCTGATGATGGCCATCAACGACAGATCCATCAACGGCCTGCCCACGCCGCCCCTGACCGAGGCGGCCGAGGCACTCGTTCGATTTATGCGAGAAAACGAGGAGAACCCATGACCTGCACTGCCACCGCGCTGGAGGTAACTCCAGCGACCTACGACGAGCTGCTTGCGGCCGTCACCAGCGTCGGCCACCGCGACCTGGATAACCTGGCCGGCATCAAGCTGCGCCGCGGCGAGCTGCCTCAGATGCTGCTGCGCATCGACGAGATCGAGCGCATCGCCGCGCGACCCGACGTGCAGACCGCGGTGCAACTGGCGCGGCGCGTCGAGTTCGAGGTGCTGCGCCGCTGCGCCAACGCGCGCACGATGATGGCGCTGCGCGACTACTTCGACGCCAGCCGCACCCTGCGCCTGGCCGAGGGGGAGCTGTCCAGCGCCAGCCTGTGGCGCGAGGCCACGGCACGCTACGAGAAGTGCTACGAGAACGCCAAGGCGGTGCTGGAGGCCACGACGTGACGCTGCACACCCTACCCCTGCGCGAGCCCGGCCAGCGCCAGCGCCTGCTGCTGCGCGCCGACGGCACGGTGATGCCGCTGGACAAGCCGATGTCGATGTTCCAGCTCATGGAGCTGTGCGACGTGGGCGGCTTCGACACCGTGGCCATGACGCACTGGGAAGGCCCGCTGCACGTGCTGATGTGCGACGAGATCGGCCTGATGCGAGTGGACCTGCGCCCGATCAACCGCAACGCCACCGAGCTGTACTGGAGCAAGTGCTACCCCGACAGCGACCCGCCGCCGATCCGCGGCGATGCGGTGCTGGTGCCCGACGACGACTTCGCCCAGGAAGAAGGCGCCGACCTGGAGGGTTACCTGTGACGCACGCCGCACCGATGGCCGATGCCGACGGGGTGTTCGGGGACTGGCAACCGAGCGCGGAAAAGCCGCGCTGCGACTGCCCGGCCCCGCAGCTCCACGAGCGTGTGTGGGACTCGCGGTGCGGCGGCTGGACGGACTACCAGTACCGCTGCATGGTCTGCCATCACTCCTTCTGGATCGAAGGGATCGACTCGTGAGAACGCCATGCCGATCAAGCCTGAAAACCGACACCGCTACCCCCCGGACTGGCGCGAGATCCGCGCCGAGGTGCTGGCGCGCGCCAGCTATCAGTGCGAGTGGCCCGGGTGCGGCATCGGCCACGGCTGGATCGGCTACCGCGACGAGCGCGGCATCTTCCAGCGCCTCGAGGACGACGACGAGTTCGCCACCGTGGCCGACCTGGCTGATGTCGATGGGTGCTACCTCGGATACCACGTCATCCGCATCGTGCTCACCATCGCCCACCTGGACCACCGGCCCGAAAATTGCGACCGCCGCAACCTGCGCGCCTGGTGCCAGAAGCACCACCTCGCCTACGACCGCGAGCACCACCAACAGACCGCGTACACGACGCGTAAACAGCGCGCCGCGACGCTTGACCTATTCCCCGAGCCGACACATGAGCATTGATCCGATCGCCGCCGCCCCTGCCGGCCCGTCCAAGCTGGCCCCGCGCACTTCCAAGGCCCTGGTCGAGATCGGCCTGATCGAGCCAGGTCGCGTCGCCATGCGCCTGCCTGGTGCCGACGACGATGGCCGAATCGAGCTGACGCCGCTGCAAGCCTTCGAGGTGGCAGCAACGCTGATGCGCTACGCGCGCCGCGCCGGCGAGTGAGCCCAGGAGCACGCCGTGCTGATCGCCATCGACTACGACCTGACCTACACCGTCGACCCGCAGTTCTGGGACAGCGTGATCGACGCCGGCCGGCTGCACGGCCACACGTTCGTGTGCGTGACCGGGCGTACCGAGCCACCGCAGCCGCCGGCGCGCCTGATGCGCGACGTGCCGCTGGTGCTCGCGGGCAACCTGTACAAGCGCCACGCTGCGGCGCTGGACGGCTTCATCGTGGACGTGTGGATCGACGACGACCCGGAGGTGATCGGGCCGCCGCGCAAGGTCCAATGGGACGACCAGGTCACGCCGTACCCGGCGCCGCCGCTGGCGCTGGAGCGCTGCCCGTTTTGCTGCGGTCGCGCCCGCCTGAGTCTGGGCTACCGCGCCTGGCGCGTGTCGTGCGACTCGTGCGGCGTGGCCACCACCGAAGTTGCGGCGTTGCGCCCCGAGATCGCGGCCCAGCGCTGGAACCTGCGTGATCCGATCCCAGGAGAGCTGCGATGAGCGAGCCCGCCCTGTACACCCACTGCGACCTGTGCGGCGGCGAGCTGTTCGATGCCGAGCGCCTGTGCGGCTACTGCGAGGACTGCCGCGACAGCGGCGATCTCGAAGACGTGCTGGAGCGCGCCCTTTCGCCTAATCGCAGCGAGAGCGCGAAACCGGAAAGCCTGCCATGACATTCGACGAACTCTTTCGCGAGCATGGCCTGACCGCCGAGGAGCGGCGCAGCCTGATCCTGTACCTGGCGATGATCCGTATCCGCCACCTGCTGGCGCTGCTGGACAAGCCGGCATGACCACGATCAACGCCTACCCGCTGGCCTGGCCGATCGGCTGGAAGCGCACCCCGGCGAGCGCGCGGCGCAGCGGCAAGTTCCGCGGCAAGAGCGCCTACGTGACGGTCCACGAGGGCTGCACGCGCGTGCTGCTCGAGCTCGAGCGCCTGGCGGTCGACCGGCAGGAGGTGGTGATCTCCACCAACACCCGGCTGCGCCTGGACGGCCTGCCGCGCAGCGGCGATCCCGAGCCCGACGACACCGGCGTGGCGGTCTACTGGCGCGACGCCTTCCGCGACACGCCGCGCGTGATGGCGGTCGACCACTACGAGCGCACCGGCGACAACCTGGCGGCGGTGGCGGCCACCCTGGAGGCGATGCGCGCGATCGAGCGCCACGGCGGGGCGGTGATCCTGGAGCGCGCGTTCACCGGCTTCCTGGCCTTACCCGCACCCGCCGCCGACGAGCTGCCGTGGTGGCAGGTGCTCGGCCTCGAGCGCCGCGCCACCGCCGAGGAGGTGCGCCTGGCTCACCGCAAGCTGAGCGGCTTGCACCATCCTGATCGCGGCGGCGACACCAAGCGCCTGGCCGAGATCAACGTGGCCCGCGACCGGGCACTGGAGGAGCTGAGATGACCGAAAGATCCGACAAGCCCCGGCTATCGCTGGACGAGGCGGAAAAGGAGTTCTACAAGGCGCTGGAGCTGACCACCATCCTGGGCATGCTGCACGGCGGCCTGACGAAGCCCGAGCTGCGCAGCGTCGTCGTCGACTTCGCGCGCCAGGACAACGCGCTGCGCGGCCACCTGCTGGGCCTGCGCGACCAGCTCAACCGGGTGCTGCTCGACAGCGCGTGGATCGGAGCCCCGATATGAGCACGCTGCGCGAGGGCCTGCCGCCGCTGCCGTTGAAGATGCGCCACCTGCCGATCGACAAGCGCGGCTTCCCGGTCCCCTACTTCGTAGCGCGCATCAACGGCGAGCCCGACCACCGCGTCGTCGAGCCCCGCGCCATGGACGCGTGCATCAAGCACGGCCGGTGCTGGATCTGCGGCCTGCCGCTGGCGCGCGAGCTGGCGTTTTGCATCGGCCCGATGTGCGGCGTGACCAGGACCAACAGCGAGCCGCCCTCGCACGAGGAGTGCGCGGCGTACGCGGCCAGCGCCTGCCCGTTCCTGTCGCGCCCGCACGCGCACCGGCGCGACGCTGGCCTGCCCGACAAGCCGCTGCGCATGCCGGCCGGCCACATGATCGAGCGCAACCCGGGCTGCGTGTGCGTGTGGATCACCGGCAAGGTGCGGGCCTACTCGGCGCAGTACGGCCAGCCCGGCGTGCTGTTTCAGATGGGCGCGCCGCTGCGCACGCGCTGGTTCTCGCAGGGCCGCCCCGCCACCCTCGAGGAGGTGACCTTGTCGATCGACTCGGGCGTGCCGCTGCTGCTGGACCTGTGCGAGTCGGCCACCGACGCGCTGCTCGTGGGCGAGCAGGTGGCCGCGCTCAAGCGCATCGTCGAGCGCGACATCAGACCGGAGGCCGCCAATGCCTAAGCCAGCCGAGGAAACCCGGGTCCAGCAGGTCGAGCGGCTGCTGGGCGAGCGCACCAAGAGCATGGAGGAGCTGCTGGTGGTGATGCAGGCGGTGCTGATCGAGTGGAAGCACGGGCGCGGCGCCGATGCCGCGCTGCAATGGGTGGTCAACACGCTCGCGGGGCCGGGCCTGCTGCCCGACGCGGACGCGCCGTACGGGCGCGAGGCGCAGATGTGGTTCAACGAGCACAGCCCGAACAACCTGTGCCCGCGCTGCGCCTGCGGGCGGCCCAGCCACATCGGCTGGATGGGCCAGGGGTTCTGCTGCGAGGAACACTACGCGGCGGCCAAGGCGAAGACGTTGAACTAGGAGCTGATCGTGGATGCCGACATCCTCACCGCCGAGCAGGTGGCCGACCTATTGCACTGTGATGTGGCGACGGTTGAAAACCGCACCCGGGCGGGCGAGCTGCCCGGTGTGAAGTTCGGCCGCGGCTGGGTCTACGCGCGCAGCGAGCTGATCCAAACGATCGCCGTGTGCGGGCGCAAGAACATGAAGGACCGGCCCGTTGCGCCGGGTCCTAAGTCGCTGATGGCGGTGGTTCCCCCGCGTCGGCAGACTCGGGCGGCGTCGCTGGAATCGTCGCTGGGGCCGCTGCCGAAGGACTAGCGTCGGCATCGTGCTTGCGCGGGCGGCCCGGCAAACGTTTGACCCGAGCGGTAACGGCCATCGCCTTCTTGACCGCGGCCAGGCTTTCGACTTGCGACACGTCTTGCAGGTACTCCTGCCTTAACTCGGTGGCATGCTGCACGACCAAGTGCAGCGGCATGTCGATCATCACCACCGTCGCCGACGGCACGTAGATGTGAAAGCCCAGATCCGACGCGGGAATCGCGAACATCGCGAGCCCTGGGTTCAGTTGCACGTCTTCGAGAAGCTCAGCAGGCCCGACGTTGTCGATGTACCGAGAGTCGACCCCGCCGCTCACGTAGTGCACGTGGGTTTCCAGCAGCCGCTCGTAGACGTTTGCGCTGTCCCAGTCGTCCTCGGCCACGATGGCGGCGAGGGTGTCCTTGAAGCCTTGCGAATACTCGGTTTCGGCTTCGTCCAGGCCCCCATCGAGGTAGTCGTGCAGGCACCGATACACCTCGGCCGGATAGCCGGCGTAGTCGAGCTGGCCCAGCTCCCAATCGCCAAACGCCTCGTCGGCGTCGTCGGTGAGGGTCCATACCTTGTGCACCGCCAAGGCATTGACGAGAAGCACCCGGTTGTTCAGGGTGTGGAAGGTGATCCACGGCTCGTCGCGGGTCGCACGGCGCATGCTGTGCCCGATCCTGTTGGCAACCTCCAGGGTGATCGGATACCAGCGACTGTGCGTCGCCGTGGGCAGCTTCACGCCAACGTGGCCCCAGAACCCGCTTTCCGTATCGAAGTTGTTGTACCTCGGCGAGGCCGTCTCCAGCTTGTCTGACATCGGGTTGTGCCCGAGCAGATCGTCGACGCTCGTGCCGAAGATGATCGCCATGTCGCGCAGCGCCGAGAAGTTCGGCTCGTTCTTGCCAGTTTCCCAACGCCCGATGGTCTGTTGAGTCGTGCCGAGCTGCTGGGCAAGGTCGGCCTGAGTCAAGTGGCGGCCGTCGCGCAGCTTGCGCAGATTGTTGATCGGGGTAGTCATTTACACACGTCCTATGTTGGAAAACACGTACAGCGTATTACGCGTCAACACGCGCGTCAACCCGCGTTTCGGGTAATTTGATAGATAGGCGCCATGTCCCGGTACATCTCCGCCGCCATGTCCTCACCGCGGAAGGACGCGTAGCGCTCGGGCATCGGCGAGCCCGGCCCCCAGCCCATCAGCGTGGGGATCTGCTCGGTGCGAAACAGCCAGCCGCCCGAGGCGTTGCGCATTTCGTACCAGCGGCAGCACGCCTCGTGGCGCAGGTCGTGCTCGGTGATGTCTTCCAGCCCGGCGTAGGCGAATGTGCTGGCGAAGCGCTGCGACAGCTTGCCGGTGGTCTTGCGCAGGGTGTCGGCGCTGCCGTCCCAGAAGGGGAAGACGAGCAGCGAGCCGGCGGCCTGGCGCTTGCGCATCCAGTCGCTCAGTGCGCCCATCAGCTCCGGGCGGATCGGCACGGTGCGCGTCAGCGGCGGCGAGCGCTTCGTGCGCTTCTTGCGCTGCTTGGATGTCTTGAAGGTGACCGAGCGGCGCTCTAGGTCCACCTGGCCGACGTTCATCGTGTAAGCCTCGATCAGGCGCGCCCCGGTCCACACGATGAGCTGAAACAGCATCAGCAGCGCGCCGTCTTCGTCTTTCAGCGCGCGCTCCCGGTCCTCACGCTTCACGCCCGACAGGGCGGCCACCACTCGCTCGTATTCGCCCGGGTGCAAGCGCCGGTTGCGCTCGACATCGATTCGCGCATCGCCGCCATTGCGCTCGGCCAGCTCCGCGTCGGTGTCGTTATAGGTCGAATACGCGTCGTCCAGGTGCTGGAATGGGTTGGGCAGGTTGTAGTCCTGGTGCTTGCGCACGAACCACATATAGGCACGCTTGAGGGCGCCCACGCGCTTGCGAATCGTGCCTGGCGCCAGGTTGTGCTTCGCGTCGACCTTGAGCTGGCGGATATACGAATCCAGCCATTCGGTGTTCAAGGCGGCCAAGGGAATATGGCCGACCTCCTCGGCCACGAGCGTCAGTGTCGTGTCGGTCGATGGCGCGCGCCCCTCGGCCAGATACTCGTTGATCACTGAACGAAGCTGGGCGCGCTCGGCCGGCGCCTTGGGTCCGTCTGCCAGCTCCTTGGGCACCAGGCCCATGTCGAGCTGATCCTGGATCTGGGCGGCGCGCAGCCTGCACTCGCGCTCGGTCGGGAAGTTGATCGTCTTCCTGCCCACGAACAGGTCCTTGGCCTGAAATGCGGCCTCCCATTTCCCGGTCGACTTGATCTGCCGAATGCTAGCCATGCGTGTTCCATCTGTGTTTGCAAAAGTGCAAACATCCTAACTCGACTGGACCACCTAACAGGCCGTTTTCGTGCGGTTGCAACCGCGTTCCCGCTTACTTCGAGGGTGCTTTTTACGCACTTGAGGACCCCGCGAGGTCGCCTGAGTTTCGGGGCCTTCTAGCTAACGTGTTGATTTAGAAGGAGTTTTTTGGAGGCGCGAGAGGGAGTCGAACCCTCCTGACCGGATTTGCAATCCGCCTCTCACCTTGTGTGACAAGGACTTAGGTTCGCAACCGCGAGAACAACCGCATCCGCCATGCGTTTTGGTTCGTAAGCGTTTGCAGTTCAGCCGCGACAGCGTTTGCAGTTCGCCAATAATCGCATGTCGGAAAACATAGGGGTTGGGAGATGAGCAAGCGCTGCGAGCCGTGCCGAGCCGCGAACATGATTCACTGCGCCGACCCGGCCAACTGCGGCGGCCCCTGGGACGCGCGCCACGACGACCCGCTGGTCAACTGGGTGGTGTTCGACCACCCGCGCGACCAGCCCGACTTCTTCGTCGCGCGCGCGTTCCACTACGACCTGCCCACCGTCGTGATGCTGCTCGGGCGCACGCTCGAAGATGTGCGCTCGCTGATCCCGCCGGGCCTCACGCGCATGCCCCGCTCGCCCGGCGATCACCCCAACGTCGTCGAAACCTGGTTCTAAGGAGAACACCATGCTGAAAGCCCGTGCGGACGATGCCAACGGCAACCCGATATTCCTGTTCGGCCTGACCGAGGAGAACGTGAGGCGCATGCGCGAAGGCGAGATGCTCAGGGTCGACCTGGCTCAGATGGGCGGCCACGGCACGATCCACATCATGGTCGGCAAGGACATCGAGGCGCTGCGCGACTTCGTCATGCAGTTCGTCGGGCCTGACACCACCGTGAGCGTCGACCCGGCGCTGCGCCTGACGCCGAGGGCGCAATGAGCGACGCCGACGCCAATGAGCGCGTGATCGTCAGCATCGCGCAGGCGATGGAGATGCTGGACATCAAGACCCACGAGGACGGCCGCACCACCGTGCACACGTTCGTCACCCCGGGCATGGGCGTGCTGCTGGGCGCCGACTGGGACCTGGAGGATGTGGCCGAGTCGATGCGCAAGAACCCGGTCGAACTCGCCGGTCCCCAGGCGGTGGCGCTGGGCCATGGCCTGGTGCTCGAGGAGCCCGAGCGCCCCGTGTTCCTGGCCACCAAGCGGGCGCCGTCATGAACACCGTTGCCGACCTGTGGGCCGACTTCGAGCAGCGCATCGTGCCCAAGGGCGCGCCAGCGGTGCAGCGCATCGAGATGCGCCGCGCCTTCTACTCGGGTGCGCGCGCGCTGCTGCGCCTGATGAATGACATCGGCGAGGTCAGCGACGACGCCGGTGCCGCGATCCTGGACGGCATCGATCAGGAACTCGACGCCTTCGGCAAGGCCGTCTTGGAGGGGCGGGCGTGATGTACGACGACAGCGTTTTCATTTCGAACCACAGCGACACGCTGGACGGCCTTCGCCTGATGCTCGAAGCGGCCATCGGCCCGCACGAGTGGGTGCACAGTTTCGTCGCGGTTGAGATCGCCATGCTGATCGTCGAGGCCGCCAAGCGTGCGCCGGAAGACCGGCCCGAGTGGTTCCCACGGGGCCGCTGGGCGACGATTCAGGAAATCGAGACCGAGATCAACCGGGCGCTGGCAACGATGTTCGAGGACACCCCATGATGCAACTCGACCCCCGCGTCCCGATGCCCAAGCGCATCGCCGCGCTGCGCCGCCACAAGGGCCTGCCGGTGCCGTCGATGGTGCTCGACGATGCCTGGGGCGTGCCCAACTTTCGCGTCATCGACATGGAGAAATGGCAGGCGCTGTACCACGCGCGCGGCTGCGGCATCTGTGGCCAGCGCATGGGCGAGCGCGTGTGGTTCATCGGCGGGCCGGGCTCGATCGACAGCCACGTCTTCACCGACTTGCCGATGCACTTCCCGTGCGCCGTGTTCGCGCTGCGCGTGTGCCCGTTCCTGGCGCTGCCGCGCTTCAAGTTCATCGACGCCGAGGTGGACATGGGCGAGGGCGTGGTGCTCAACGTGAACGACCACGTGTCGACGCGGCGCCCCGAGCGCTTCGGCCTGGCCAGCACGATGAGCTACAAGGCCCAGCTCCTGATGGACCTGACGACCAAGGTGCCCTCGGCGGTGCTGCGCGCCGGCCCCTGGACGGTGGTGCAGTGGTGGCAGCACGGCGCGAGGGTCGACTGATGAAGAACGACACCTACTTGCTCAACACCGCCGGCCTGCGAACGCTGGACGAGGCGCTGGATCCCGAGGACGGGCGGCTGCGCGTGCTGAGCGCCGCGTTCTGGGCGGCCACCCGTCGCGAGGAGCGGGCCTTGTTCGGCGTGCGCAACGGGCTGTACAGCTTTCCCACCGTCGAGCTGGTGCAGCGGCTGCGCGAGATCATCGGGCCGCGCCGCGCGATCGAGATCGGCGCCGGCCACGGCGTGCTGGCCGAGGCGCTGCACATCCCGGCCACCGACAGCTACCAGCAGCTCGTGCCGAAGTACCTGCTCCAGTACAAGGCGATGGGCCAGGGCATCGCGCCCTACGGGCGGAACGTGGAGCCCCTGGACGCGCGCGCGGCGATCGAAAAGCACCGCCCCGAGGTGGTGATCGGCTGCTGGGTGACGCACCGCTACGACCCGCGCCGGCCCCTGGACAAGGGCAACGAGGTGGGCGTCGACGAGGGCTGGATCTTGAAGCGCTGCCAGACCTACATCCACATCGGCCACGAGGGGGTGCACCATCGCAAGCCGATTCGCCGGCTGGAGCACTACGTCGAGTACCCGAGCTGGCTGTACTCGCGCGCGATGTCCGACGGGCGCGACTACCTGGCCATCTGGGGCAAGCCATGACCGAGCAACCGATCACGATGTTCGCGCGCGGCCTGGCGCTGGGCGAGCTGTACCAGGGCCTGCGCCTGAACAGCATGGCGCTGCTCGAGGCGATCCGCCAAGGCGCCATCACCGATGCCGACATCCCCGGGCTGCGCGATCGGCACGACCACTGGGAGGCCGAGTTCCGGCGCATCCGCGACGAGGAGCCGCAGAACATCGCGGCCACGCTGCACCAGCTCATGGACAGCGCCATCCGCTGGCACCAGGCGAACGACAAGCAGGCGCGCAAGGTGCGGTGCAGCGAGGGCTGTGCCCACTGCTGCAAGCTGCACACCGGCATCACCGAGGCCGAGGGCGTGCTGCTGCGCATCATCGCCGCGCGCAAGGGCATCCACATCGACCGCGCCCGGCTCGCGCGCCAGGCCGGCGTGCGGCTGCGCAACTGGCACGAGCTGGACGCGCCCGATCGGCGCTGCGTGTTCCTCGGCGCCGACGACCGATGCAAGGTCTACGCGCACCGGCCGATGGCGTGCCGCAAGTATTTCGTCACCAGCAAGCCCTCGGCGTGCAGCACCGACGACGGCATCAACAGCCAGGTGACGGTGTTCGTGGCCTGGAATGCCGAGATCGTCTACAGCGCGGCGGTGAGCGTTTTCGGGCTCGGCGGCATGGCCGACATGCTGTTTCCGCCCCCCGCCGAGGCTGATTTGACATGAGCACAACCAGCCCCGCGGCGGAAGTGATTCTGGGCCTGCTCGTCCACCTGATGGAGCTGTCGCTGGCCACCGACGCGAAGCAGTTGCAGCTCCTGGAGAACAGCCGCGTCACGCTGCTCGACAAGGCGCGCTGGCTGCTCGAAGGCGCGGCGATTCGCGAGCGCGAAGCGGTTGTCATGCGCACCCTGGCGTCTAAGCTAGAACAGCTTGCCACCCACCCGACCCGACCAGAAGGAGAACCACGATGACGCAGATGAACCAGGAGCCCCACGGGCACGTCAAGACCGCGCCCGGCACGCTGAACATGGGGCTGATCGTGTGCGACGACTGCCAAGAGCGCATGCTGATGCTGTCGATCCTCGGCGAGGGCCAGAAGCCCAACGACGGCACCTTGCACCCGGCGGTGATGCTCGACGACTGGGGCGCGGTGATCCGCGTCGTCGGCCTGCTGATGGAGACGGCCAACGCGGTGTTCGGCCCGCCCGATGCGACCGGCTGCACGATGATGGTGATCGGGCGGCCCGGCGAAGGCCCTGGCGACGGGCCGCTGCAATGAGCCGGCCGGTGACGCCCGAAGAAGGCGGCGCGCCGCCGATCACGGCACGCCCCGGCAAGTTCCAGCTCGGCGAGGAGTCGTTCGAGGGCAAGCCCGTGCTGGTGATCTCCCTGCTGGCCGATCCGATCGAGGACCAGGATCTGAGCCAGCCCGTGCCCGCGGTGGTGCTCACCTCGTGGCCTCAGTTCGTGACGGTGATGCGCGCCTTCTCGCAGTGTGCCCTCGAGGTTCTCGGTCCCCCCACGATCGAGGATATGAAGGCCGCCGGGGCGGTGAGGCTGGACATCGCTTTCCCCTCGACATCCAAGGGAGAGCCCAACCAATGAGCACCACCGACAAGCCCTTGCCCGAGTGGATCATCCCCGAGGAAATATGGCGCGCCGACATGAGCGCACCGCTCACGCGCGGCGAGTTCCAGACCTTCTTCGCCGGCGCGATGGACAGCGTCCAGGCCACGATGCGCGGCGTGCTGCTGTCGCTGCTGGCCACCGGCCACTTCGACCCGCAGCAACTGCGCGACACGCTGGCCGAGCAGGCAACAATGGCGGGCAACCCCGGCGGCGCGGCCATGCTCGAGGACCTGGCGCACGGCGCCGACCTGTACGCGCAGCAGGTCAAGCAGTATTGGTAAATATGGCGCCTCGTGCGCCAATAATATGGCGTGACTAATATGGCGTGGTGCCATATTGGCACAGCCCGCAGGCGCCATATTTACGCGCCATATTTAAGAAAGGGATCGACGATGCCGCAAGGACCCGGAAAATATGACTCGGAGTGCACCCTGGTGCGCGAGATGGCGCAGGCCCAGGCGGCGATCGTGATCGTGCTCAACGGCCGCCGCGGCACCGGCTTTTCGGTGCAGACGCAAACGCCGCTGGGGCCCGCGGTGCTGGCCGACCTGCTCGATCAGGTGGTGCGCGAGCTGCGCGCCTCGCCGTCGGAGCTGCATTGAAGACGGCGCTGATGGGTCTGTACGTGCTCGAAGGCCACCAGCCAGTGCCGTGCGAGGACTTCATGGAATGGGCGGTGTGGATGGACGGCACTGGGCGCCAATTGGCCTTCGACTCGGTCGGCTCGGCGAATCTCAGCACCGTGTTCCTCGGCATCGACCTCGGCTGGCTGCGCCCCGGCGGGCCGATTCTGTTCGAAACGCTGATCTTCGACGACACGCGCGAGCACCACCTCACCGGGCGCCGCTACCAGACCTGGGACGACGCGATGGCCGGCCACGCGATGATGCTGTCGGTGCTGCGCGCGCAAGGCTCGCCGTGAGCCTGACCTGGACCTGCCACATCTGCGGCATCGAGCGCGACGATGCCGACATCGGCGTGCACCAGACCGACATCAGCGAGCTGCGCGGCTTCGCCAAGGGCACCATCCTGCACAACGTTCGCTACTGCCTGGACAACGAGCGCTGCGTGCGCGCCGCGCAGTCGTACTCCCACTTCGCGCGACCCGAGCGGTGCGAGATCTTCGTCTTCGGCTCGAACCTGGCGGGGCGCCACGGCAAGGGTGCGGCGCTGGCCGCCGCGTGCGAGCACGGCGCGATCTACGGCGTGGGCGAGGGCCGCCAGGGCAATTCCTACGCCATCCCGACCAAGGACCGGATGCTGCGCCCGCTCGAGCTGGCGGCGATTCGCGTGTACGTCGAGCGCTTCCTGGCCTACGCGCGCGAGCACCCGGAGCTGCGCTTTCGGCTCACCGCGGTGGGCTGCGGCCTGGCCGGCTACACGCCGTTCTGGATCGCGCCGATGTTCGCCGGTGCACCGCCCAACTGCGCGCTGCCGCACGAGTTCACCGAGGTGCTGCGCAAGGGCAAGTGAGGGCTCAAGGCGGGCTCAGCAGCGCCGGGTCGGCGTTGACCAGCGCCAGGCGTGCCTCGTCGTACAGGTCGCGCCGGTCCTGTGCCCCGTTGGGCGAAGGCAACGCCTTGCGGTTGCCCAGGTTGATCAGCTTGGACACGCCGTCGAAGTCGTCTTCGTCGACGATCTTGTTGCAGCCGTGGGCGTCCCAGTACAGGCCCGCGCTCATGATCGCGTCCTCGGGGTTCTCGCGCACCAGCTCAGGGTGGTCGACGTAGGGCCGCCCGCTCGCCTTCTGGGCTGCGACGAAGGCGGCCAGGCCGGTGATCTGGATCGCGCCCGAGCCGCGGTAGCGCCAGCCGTCGCCGCTCATCACGCCGCGGTTGCCGTTGCGCGAGCCGTACGCCATGTTGGCCAGGCCGTGCGGGTTGCGGCACAGCGCTTTCAGCTCGTCTGCGGGCAACGACTTGAGCCGGTCGAACGTAGCCACGATGCGCTCGGGCGTCGTGTACCACAGGCTCTCCTCCATGCGCGCCAGGCGACTCGACTCGTGCAGGATCTGGGCGAGGAAGGCCGCGCTGCGAGGCATCGTGTTGATCTCGAAGCGGGCCATCACCTTGACCAGCGGGGCGGCGTACAGCTTGGCCAGCGTGGGCGTTACCCCCACATCGATCAGCACCCTGGTCAGCATGATGGGGGTTCCTTTTTCACCGGTTCTCGTTCTTGATAGATCTCGTGTCGCTGGCGATCGTAGTACCAGTGGGGGCGCCCCGGAATCGGGGTCAGGTCGGGTGGCGGGGATTTGCGATTGGTGGGTATGCCCAGCGGGAAGGGATCGCGCCCGTCGTCGTCGTCCGGGGGCTTCATGATGTCGGCTCCATCGGCTCCGGCGGGTCGGCGGCCTTGACCGTCAGCACCTGCGGGATCGACTTCGTGAGCACGAACACGATGAAACTCGCGAACGGCGCCAGCCCCGGCACCACCGAGATGATCGCGGCCTGCTTTTCAGGCCCCAGTTGGGTCAGGAAGTAGGCGAGCGCGGCGTGCAGCGCCAGCACGAACCAGGTCGAGTAGTGGTGCCACGCGATGCGGAAACACTCCTGCCAGGTCTTCTTCACGGGGATGGCGTCGCTCAGTGTGATGTCGCTCATGGTGGTGGTCCTCTCGGTTTGGGTTGCCCACTCTCGTCGCGCGGCGCGTCGTCGAGTTCGCCGTGCTCGGATTCGATGTAGATGTTCAGCTTGCGTTCCAGGCGGCGGATGCGGTTGCTCTTGACCACCAGCTCGCGCGCCTGCGTGTTGACCCGCTCGCGCAGCGAGCCCAGCTCGAGCTGCACCGCGTTGTGCTCGCGCTGGAGCGCGTCGAGCGCTTGCAGCGTGGCATCCAGGCGGCGCTGGAGCACGAGCTGGAAGCTCGTCTCGGCCTGCTCGGTGGCGATCAGCTTGTTGTCGCTCGACCAGCGCCGGCGCAGCACCAGCACGCCGGCCACGATGCCGGCCACCGCGCCCAATACGCCGCCCTCGGGGAGGAGTGCCATGATGTCGGGGCCTGGCACGTTGTGCTACGCGCTGACACGATCGTCGCGCGCCCCCGTCTTGTACAGCGCCCAGCCGCTGAACAGCGTGATCGCCCAGGTGGTGGCGTTGGCCGGCGACAGGCCGCGCAGCTCCACCGTCAGCCCGATCGTCACCAGCAGCCACAGCGCCAGGCCGTAGCTGTTGACCACCAGGCCCCACTTCACGCGCTGGCGCGGATCGAACAGGCGCCACAGCGTGCCCAGGAAGTGCACGCCGAACAGCGCGACCCACATCTCGGGCGCGGGGCCGAGCGTCAGCCGCGTGAAGATGGTGTAGGGGTACTCGAACAGCGACTGCGGGTGCGTGTAAACGCCGATCGCCCACAGCAGGCTGGACAGCCCGAGCATGGCGCGGATCGTCGAGGCGTGCGAGTGCCACAGGATGCGCAGGCACACCGTGATGACGTGCTGCCACAGGTTGCCCTCGCGCGAGCGCCGCCGCCGCTCCAGGGCACGGTTGTGGCGCTGCACCTGAGCACGCCAGTCGCTCATCGGAGCCGGGGGCATCTGCCGCGGCCCGGTGTACGGCTCGGTGTTCGGAAATTCCTTGTCGTCGGGCATCGCCCCCTCCTACTGCGCGGCCATCACCTCGGGCTCTTTCATCGTCTCGCGCGCCAGCTCGGCCTTGTCGCGCGCGATCTCGTCGAGCGCGCGGCGCTTTTCCGCCGGGCTCATGTCCGGGTCCTCGTACACCGCGTCACGCTGCTTGTTGAGATCGGTCATGGCCTCGGTCGTGGCCACCACCATCTCGCGCACGTCCAGCTTGGCCTCGTGCTTGGCGCGCAGCTCCTCGGCCGCCTCGTCCTTGGCGTCGTCTTCGAGCGCCTTGACGGTACGGTAGATCTGCTCGACCTCGCGGCGCATCTTGTACAGGTCGTCTTCGTAGACGGTGCCGCGCGCGGGCTCGACTTGGTAAAAACTCTTGACGATCGGCAGGTCGTCGGGGCGTCGCGCCGGGGCCGGCGGCTTGTCCTTTTCCATCGCGCGCAGCGCCATGTCCGACAGGCCCAGCGCGTACAGCCCGATCGTGCCGAGGTAGCCCTGCACCAGGTACTCGAGCTTCTTCGGGCTCAGCCCGATCGCGTCGGCCGCGCCAGGCGCTGCGTGCAGCAGCCCGACGGCGGTGGGCGAAGTCATCTTCGAGTAGCGCTCGCTGGGCAGCTTGAACTCGTCGGCCATGTTCTCGATCGGGCGGTCGCGGAAAGTGTCCTTGTTGGCCCACGCGTTGAGCCCCGGGCGGATCATCTGCGGCACCGGGTCGAAGGCGAATTGGTCGAGCACGTTGCTCACGATCTGGTGGCGCGCCTTGGTAGCGGTGTCCTGGCCGAGCAGGTAGCGCGTGATGCGCTCGGGGATGGTGCCGAACACCACCCCGACCTCGAACGGCTTGGGGATCTTGAAGTGCTGGCCGGCGATCCAGAAGTGCCAGTATTGATCCTTCTCCCAGTCTTTCAGCTCGTCGTACTCGGGCCGGTCGGCGTTGGCCAGCGCCAGGCCCACCGTCGCGGCCATCATCAGCATGCCCATGCCGACCAGGCGCTTGGGGTCCGCGCGGCCGGCGCGGTACAGGCCCTGCACCCGCGCGTTGAAGAACGGCAGCACGTCGGCGGCGAGCTGGTACAGCGGCGAGCTGCCGCGCAGCGAGAAGTCCATCAGGTCTTTCGACTCGTAGGCCGCCGCGGTGGCGCCCTTGCCGGCGGCCGTCGTGGCCTCGTAGACGGCCTCGCGGTTCGCGTTCTCGATCGCCTCGCCCACGTGCTTGTACTTTTCCCAGAACTTGGCCGGGGTGTCGAGCACGCTGGAGGCGAGCGCGCTGCCGCCGCTGGCCTTCATGTTCTTCCTGCGCAGCGCGCGGCGCACCGCGGTGGCGGTGCTGGTCGGATCGCCCGCGTTGTACTGCCCGGACTGGAAGCTGGCACCGGCGAACAGCATCGCCTCGAAGCCGCCCTCTTCGCGGTACGCCTTGACGATGCCGCTGATCGACTTGGCCGGGTTGAAGCCGTCGCGCGCGATGAGCTGCGACGCTCCGGTGTCGCGCAGGAAGTTGCGCAGCATGAAGTCGGGGCTGGCCGTCACGCCCGCGGTGAGCACGCGCTTGAAGGCGCGCATCACGCCCAGGCCCGGGAAGTCGAACGGCACGAAACTGGTCAGCGCCTTGAGCAGCAGCGGCTCGTCGACGCGGTAGAACTCGGGCTTGCCGTCGACCATGACGCGCACCACGTCGGGATCGGTCGGGGCCTGGATCGCCCACATCTTGGCCATGCCGTCGAAGGCCGCCGGCGGGATCGCGTCGATCATCGCCTGCGGCGTGCCGGCGTCGGCCAGCAGCTTCTTGACCTGGCTGGCCGGCAGGATCTCGGCGCCCATCTTGTAGCCGACCTTGGTCACCAGGCCCGAGTTGGCCACCTGGTACGACTTCACCGTCTTGCGGATCGCGTTGTTCTTGAGACTCGCGTCGATGAGGCGCGAGAAATTCATGACGATGTTCTCCATCGGGTCGTTCAACGCCGTGTCGCCGCCCTTCAACTGGCGGATGCCGCTGGACTGCCCGGCCAGGCCCTTCTTCTGCCAGGGGCCGCGCACGAACTTGCCGGTGGCGCTGAATGACGCCTGGTTGTCGACCTCGCGATAGAACGGGATGTAGTCGGCCTGGTCCCACACCGCGCGGCCGGCCGGATCGATCAGCCCGGCGTGCTGCGCGACATCGAGCACGCTGCGCTTGAAGGCCGCGTACTGCAAGGCGGCCTTGCGGAACTCGGGCTTGTCCACGCCGTTGGCGTCGCGCCCGAACGCCAGGCCCGCGTCGATCTCGGCCTGCGTGAAGTTGTTCTCGCGGCCCTCCTTCATCAGCCGGTTGGCGCGCTGGGCGATCATCCAGCGGAAGAAGTCGTCGATGTCGCTGCCCAGCGGCTCGAAGATGTCCAGCAGCCCCACCGTGCCGTCGATCTTCACCAGGTGCTGGCCGTTGGCCGCCCACGCGGCCTGGCCGTGCAGCAGCAGCCCGCGCATGACCGAGGACGCGCCGCCGTTGGCCAGGCGCGCCGCGACGTAGTTCGACTGGTCGGGCAGCATCTTGCCGAACAGGCTCTCGTCGGCGATCTTGATGCCGGTGAACTGGTCGAGCGCGGCTTGCTGGAACTGGCGTCCCAAGTTGCTCTTGAGCGCATCCACCGCGCCGTCGAAGTAGCGGCGCAGCTTCTGCTTGACCGTCGGCGGCCCGCCGGTGCCCGACTTGCGCACGAACGATTCCTGCGTCGGCGTGAGCTGGCGGCGCGGCGCGTGCATCATGCCGCCGCTGGCCGTGAGCGCATCCCAGTCGTTGAGCGTCTCGGTGCCGCCCTGGTCGCGCGCGTTGGCCGGGTTGATCACCTGGTCGAGCGCGCGCAGCACCGGCGCATCCGAAGGCAGGTTCAGCAGCGCGCGCAGCTTCTGGACCATCTCGCGCATCCAGACCTTGATCTGCTGCCACACCGAGGTGGCCTCGTAGCGGCGCGCCAGCAGCCGCGAGGCGTTGACGGCCCAGAACTCGCTCGGGTTGAACAGGTGGTAGTGGTCGTAGCTCAGCACGCCCTCGCGCATCGCCTTCATCAGCGCCTGGTGCGCGGTGCGCGAGCCCGCCAGCGCCTCGGGGATGTGCATCAGCGCCTCGAGCTGCGCCGGCGTGGCCGTCTTCATGGCGCGGGCCAGCGCGCGCGCCCACTCGCGGCGGATCGCCTCCTGCATCGCCGGGGGCATCGCGCGCTCGGCGTGGTGCAGGATCTCGTGCACCGCCGTCTCGCGGTGGGTCGCGCCCTTCATCAGCGTGATGATCTCGGCGGCCGGGTTGTAGCGCCCGGCCACGCCCTCCTCGCCCTTGGGTGCGGCGCGCACCGAGATGCCGAGGTAGTCGGCCAGCGCCGGGTTGCGCCCGAGCAGCCACAGGCCGAACTCGACCGTGTCGGGGTCCAGGTCGCCCTGGCGGCGTGCGCGCAGCAGCTTCTCGCGCACGATGTCGGCGCCGCGCTGGCGCTCGGCCACGTCGCGGTTGTGCTGCTTGGCCGACGAGGCACCCGTCATCTTGTCGGCCAGCACCTTGATGCGCATCGTGAAGGTGCCATCGTCGATCTCGCCACTGGCGCGCTGCTCGACCAGCTTTTGCAGCTCGCGCGCACCCTGCACCCGCGGCACCTCGCGCGGCTCGTAGCCGGTCCACGGCACCTGCTCGAGGTTCACCGGCGGCTGCTCGGCGAGCCAGGCTTGCCAGTCGGCCTGCTGCGCCTCGCCGACAGCGATCGGATCGGCCGGCAGCGCGATCATCTGGTCGGGCGTGAAGGCCACCAGCTCGGTGACCGCGTGCACCTCGCGCGGCGCCTCAGCCTGCTCGTGCATCACGAACAGCCGCTCGCCGGCGTCGAAGCGGCGCTCAGCGTCCAGGCGCGAGTGCACCTGCTGGCCCCTGGCGCTCAGCAGCGCGGCCAGGTCCTCCTCGCTCTCGACGCTGGCCGGTGCCGGCGCGGCGCGCGTGACATCGGCCAGGTCGGCGGGCTTGATCAGCTCCACCAACGGCTTGGTCTTGAGGATCTTGGCCAGGACCTCGGCGTTCGGGATGAAGTAGCGGTTGCTCCACTGGATCTGTTCGGCCACCACGCCGAGCTGGGTCAGCTCGCGCACGATGCCCCCGTACAGGCTGCTGGCCAGGATCTCGATGCGCACGTCGTCGGACACGCGCACGCGCTTGAGCTTCCAGGTGTTGGCCAGCTCCGCGGTTTCACCCTTCAAGATGCGCGCGAACACCTCCTCGGCGGGCAGCTTCGACTCGGCGCTGTCGATGTTCAGCCGCTTGAGCAGCGTGGCCACGTCCTTGGGCGCCACCAGGCGGCCGAGCAGGCGCTGGCCGTCGGTGGTCTGGGTGCGTGCCACCTGCATCACGCCGTCGGTCTTGAGGCGGTCCCAAATCGGCAGCATCGCGCCCACGATCATGTGGGCCGACTCGTCGTAGGTGGCCGGGCGCGCCGCGGTTTCCTTGTCCCACATCGCGTGGGCCTCGGCCTCGTCGATCGGCTTGTACAGCCCCGTGGGCGTGGTCTTGCCGAACTCGGTGCGCTCGAACTCCGTGCCCTCCTTGATCTGGGTGCCGCCGGTGCCGAGCATGCGAAAGCGCTCGACCACCGAGCCGTCTTTCTTGGTCACGTTGCCGCTCTTGACCTTGCCCCAGACCCGCCCGCTCTTGATGTTGACCACCCATTCGATCTTGCCGCCCTGCGCCTTCTCGCTCGGGAAGTCGTACATGCGCGTGGGGTGCTTCAAGGCCAGCTCGACGTACTTCGTTTCGGCGCCGGTGCGCTCGTCGACGTGCACCACCTCCTCGCGCTTGATGCTCGACTCCAGCGCCTTGATGGTCTGCATGCCGGTGTCCAGCGTGCCCAGGCGGGCGGCCAGCTCGACCTGCTCGTCCAGCCGCGCAATGAACGCGTCGAAGACCACCGTCTGCATGTCCAGCTTGAGCGACAGCAGCCGGTTCAGGAACTGGCGCGTCGGCGGGAACGCATCGTCGGCGATCTGCTGCGTGGTCTGGTTGACGATGTCGCCCAGGCCCATCTGGGCCAGGAACGAGTCGAACTCCAGCCCCGGGATCTGGCCGCGCTGGGCGTCCTGGATCAGGCGCTTGGCCGCCTGCGTGGCGTAGTTGCTTTCGAGGTTGTCCTTTTCGCTGAACAGCCCGCCGCTGCTGGTGTCGCGCTGGCCCTTGGTCAGCGCTCCGAGCTGGTCCAGGCGCCGCGCGATCGACGACAGGAAGCGCTTGTGCGCCGGGATGTCGGTCGACGCCAGCGTGTAGTGCGGCGCGCTCGCCTGGTTGGTGCGGTGCGAGCGGCCCAGGCCCTGCACCGCCTTGTTGGCGCGCCAGCCCGGTTGCAGCAGGTAGTGCTGGCGCTTGCGCTGGTTCGGCTTGGTCAGGTCGGCCTGGAAGCTGAACCCGGTGCCCCCGGCGTCGGAGAACACCAGGATGCGCTTCTTGTCGGCCATGAAGGCGTCGGCGTCGGCTCGCGCCGCGCTCGCGCCGCGCGCCTGGATCTGCGCCTTGAGGTTGCCTTCGGCGTCGGGCAGGCGCACCACGCGCTGCTTG